TAGTCACGAATTCGACTTTACTGGTGATTTGGAACTAGATGAGTTTATGTTGAAGCATTTTGGAATAAAATATGAACGAACAAATTAAGAAAATTGCTGAACAATATAAAGATGAAATCAAAGATGGATTTGAAGGTTATGATGTGGTCCATTGGTGCAATGTTGAGGATTTGATTCATGATGTTGTGCGGGAATGTATTGCACATTGTACTAATTTAGACAGTATGCAGTATATTGCTCAACACTTTGGTGTTAAAGTTGAAGGACTTGACGAGTAGCCCGAGACTAGGCGGGTTTAGGCCTAGTAGTCCTACCCCAAGGATCACCTGCTCTCGAAGGCAGGGCCGATGAGGATCGTTGACTGACCACAGGTGCCGATTGACGGGAAATTGGGGAGCAGTTGTAAGCAGTGGGAGGCTATGATAGCCGAGATATATAAATGGGTAGTTGGCCGAGTGGTGAAGGCAACGGATTGCTAATCCGTCATTGGGAAACCGGTGCATTGGTTCGAATCCAATACTACCCGCCAAAGTTTTTTGCCGCCGTAGCTCAGTGGATTAGAGCAGTCGGCTTCTACCCGATAGGTCAGGGGTTCGAATCCTCTCGGCGGCGCCACTATTTACTTTCTCGAGTTTTTGTTGTATAATATAATTTGTGAGGGTCCGAAAGCGAAGTGCTTAACCACCATCCTGACTGCCGAGGTCGATCCACTCCCTCCCCATTACATAACCGAGCTATGGTGGCTCGTAATCGGTAGGGATCCCATAAAATCTAGGGATTAAACGGATATGGCAGTACCCTCACACATTATAATTGGAGAATATTATGGGAAATAAGTATACACCAGATCGTTGGATCGTAATTGAGATTGAACAAAAAGGCAAAGAACCTTGGCGTCGTATCCTCAGTGGATGGTACGGTGGATATCTTGGATCGGATTCATGGCGTTTGTCAAGTGGCATCACTAAGGTTGTTGAACACGAAAAGTACTACGAGATTCATAACGAGTCGGGTTCAGAATATACTTGTTATAAAGGATCTCACGGATGCTCATCACTAATGGGTGGAGTATTAAACACTTGGTGTACACAGGCTGATGAAAAGGATGATGTTAAGATCTCTGTGATTGATGTGGCTGACATTTTGGTATGAAATACTATTCGTACAACGATTATGTAGATGATCCTAGTATCGATTCGTACGTCGTGACTAAGTCAGAGGAAGATATTCGCAATGAGTATTATCCGTACTGGTACGAAAGAATGTGTGATAAGTTTGGTAAAAATATGGTTGATGAACATTACACCTTTGAAGATTGTCTGCAAGACTGGGTCATAGTCAATTGGGCATGGGAGGTTGAACGTGGGACAGATTAATTCGACTAAATTATCAGCAGGTAGTTTTGAGTTCCATGAACCATTTAAACCAGTTGGTCATTGGCAAATTGGACCAGGAAATGTAGGAATACTGTTTCCCGTATATGAAAAACCTACTGATGAACAAATAAAGAATACTGAAGAGTTGCTGGGCTGGAAGTGGAAAGATAGTTAAATCATTAAAGGAAATAAAATGAGTATTGAAATTATGTTAGCTGTCCTTATTGTGTTTTTGTTTTTGTTTTTACTATTGCAAGAATCAAGAATCAATAAATTAAACAATGAACTTAATCGTTGCTTCAAACAATTAAGTGACAAAACTGAATTGTGGAAGCATGAACATTTGGAAAAAAACGTTGATCGTCTTTATGAAAAGTATGAGTTTTTGAAAAAAGAATTAAACGCATCTGACTCAAAAACTTTTAAAGATATTGATCGCGCAAAACAAGATATGCGAACAGAGCTTGATATTGTGTGCGATCAACTTCATGCTTTTGCAGATGAACTAGGATATAAAATCAGTAGGACACCTTCTCAATATAAGGTTACTAAAAGGGATCTGTAATGTTGTCGTTACGTGAAAGGACTAAATCATGGTTGAACAGGGTTTCTCTAAAAGAGCTTCTTGATCATAAGGATGGTACGTATGTTTCAATGAACATGCGGAAAGAGTCTAAGATGATGTTGGATAACTTTCTTTATACGACTCTAGATCCAATGCCTCGTGTTGATCCTGATTCCTATCACGTAACGATTATCTATTCTCGAACACTGGTACCTCAAGCTGAAAAGTTCAAAAACTCTAAAGGAATATACGAGGCAATTGCTTCTAAGTTTGAAGTGTTTCCGACTAAGAATGATGGTAAGTGTTTGGTACTGAGGCTTGATTTTCCTTTTGCTGAAGCGCTGAACAGAGAGTTAACCATGATGGGTGCAACATCTGACTATACTGAATACAAGGCTCATGTTACTATTGCCTATGATACTCAGTTTGAGATTGATCCAAAGATGCTATCACTACCAGCATTTGCGCTGTACTTTGAAGGTATTGATGTAGCTCCATTAGACGTTGACTATGCTCCGCCACAAAGGAATTGATGATGGTTACTTTAGACGTGATTAAAACTCATTGCGACAAAATGCTTATCTCTATGTTAGGATTCGATAATGTTGATGCATGGTGGAACACGCCAAACAAGGCATTTGACATGGATACACCAAAAGAAAGATGGAATGAACGACCACATGAAGTTTATGTATACTTACTTAATTATTTGCAAAGGTGAACAAAATGAAAAAAGTTACTGTTGAACTCGATTACGATACGGTTGATAATATTATTGTGGATCAATTGATTGATACTCTAGAAAATCTTCAAGAAGATCTTGAATTTCGAAAAGCTGGACACGGCCTAGCTATCTTTGAGCACGATCAGAATGCAGACGTCAAAATTCTTAGAGATCACGTTGATGCATTTAAGATTGTGTTATCATACTTTGGACATAAGACTAATGAATGGGAATGAGCTTATAAAATTCTTAAAGCTCCTTCGTGACTCTGCCTGCCTTGATAGATATTGGAGAAACAGAATTAATGATGTAATTAATAAGATGGGTGGAACAACAAATGACGAGCCAAATCGACATTGAGGAAGTAAAAAACTTTATTGAGTTGCAAGGATCAGACACTAAGATTTATATTGGCGGTGACTCAGAACGATTCAATTTACACGGAGACTGGTATGCTGACTATACTCTTGTAGTTGTTGTTCATATTGATGGTAAACATGGATGTAAGGTGTTTGGCGAAATACAGCGCGAGCGTGATTACGATCAAAAGAAAAACAAACCTCGTATGCGCCTTATGACTGAAGTTATGAAGATTGCTGAACTTTACCTTAAGCTAGGTGATATACTAGAAGATCGTGAAGTACAGGTTCATCTTGATATTAATCCAGACGAAATGCATGGTTCATCATGCGTTATCAACGAAGCTATTGGCTATATCAAAGGCATGTGTAACGTGACACCTATGTGTAAACCCGAGGCTTTTGCTGCTAGTTATGCCGCAGATCGACTAAAGCATATTATGAATCTTGAGAAAATCGCAGCATAATAAATAACAGAGTATGCACATCACGAGGAGCAGGCAGTATGAATTCTGATTTAATACTCGAAGTCTTGTTAGTTGCAGGTGCAGCTTATGCAATGTTTAAAGCAGGTTGCGCATATACAATATGGCGAATACAGCAAGATCTTATTGCTCTTGAAAACGGCGAAATTGAATTCATTGATGAAGAAGGCAATGAAAGCCAACCAACACCCCGGGGCGAGTTCTTAAACATTGTCAAAGAAAATGATGCCTTTTATGCATATGGTGAAAACGATCGCTTTTTGACTCAGGGCAAAAATATTCATGAGTTACTGACCAATGTAAAGGAAGGGTTTCCTGGTACTACATGGTACATTGCAAATGAAAACAAAACTCTAAATAAGGAAGAGCAAGATTCAATACTTCCTACATTAAAAGAAATCTTTGAAGGCCCAAATAATAATGATTGACAATAATGACGTGTTCGATTTTGGCTTTACCGCCGTTTCGGAAAATGAACTTGAAGCAATACAAAGCGCAGAGTCATCGGCTGCTGAAATTCAACAAAGACTCGATAGTTTATATAAAGCAATTATTCCGTTGCTCACTAACCTAAAACAAAATCCTGACAAGGACTATATTTTTTGGCCTGATAGAGTTGCAAAGGTTGAAGCTTTTGAAAAACACATACAGAAAATCAAGCAGGGCTAACCTTTTCGTCCTTAAGGCATTGAGCCTCCATGACACCGGTTAGTTCTTCTTCTTTTAAGTATGCCAAAAGATCCTTACTGCGTCTATCAATACCGTCTTTACATTCGGCAATAGTAGAGTAATAAACAGGTGGATCTTCAACTAGAGGTGTGCATTGAGGTTGACCTTGAATGCAGAGTAAGAATATAATGAAGTACATAACGATTCCTTAGTATGGAGTGGTTGTATAGTATATATAATTATATGATCGTATGAAGTTAATCGAACGGAGTTCTGGACGGGGTTTCGAAACCCCCAGCTCCACCAAAAGCGTATTGGAGTTAGTATAGGATGCCTAACTTAAATATAATCCACCCCTAACGTAGGATTGTCCAATATGCTTCTGATGGGGCTGAAATGGATTCGACAGGGCAACAAGTAGAGATGCAGACGATCCGGCAAAGCAGAAGCCGTAGGGTTGAGACAACTCGGCCGCAGAAGCAAAAAACCTAAATGCAAACGATAACGCATTTTTGATGGCAGCGTAGGCACCATCTGAGTTTTGCTAGTTGTACTTGGAAACAGAATCAACTAGCACTTATAATTATGGCTGACACAATACACATCTTGGGCAATGGCCCTTCCATATCAAAATTCAATCGAAACGAATGGTCTGATGATCATGAGTTCATTGGTTGCAATTTTTCTGACACTGAACTGCGTCCTGACTATACAGTTATTATGGATGTCAAACCTATCATAAAACTGTTTGAAGGATACAAGCTCAATATTCCTGCAGTCATATCGAATCGCTGTGATAACTATCTTAAACAAAATAAACGCAAGCTACCTGATGATGCAATTAATATAATTGACACAATCAAAATGGTACATGAAAAAGGTTGGAAGTATCCTATGAACTCTGGTCATCATGCAACCGTTTATGGAATCAATAAACACTCCACGACAGTAAAAACAATATACCTATGGGGACTTGATTCTTTTTGGACTGATGACATATGTTCCAATTCAGATGTGCACTTTCGTAATGGAATGACTCCTAGGGTACGAAAGCCAGTTGCAAGCGAATGGCGTAGATATTGGGATCAAATTTTTAATGAACACACACATATAAACTTTATCATAAGAGGTGAACAAAATGAAAAACTTAGCTGACTATATTGTAATCGTTGATGATGCAATTCCTGCAGATCTCTGTAAAAAACTTATGGAGTTATATGATTCTTGCGCTGACGATCAGGTTAAGCGCGATACTGATGTGTACTCATTCAGCGAAATCAATATCACTGAGCATCCTGCATTTAAAGAGCAGGAAGAGATCCTTAGGTCAATTACTCACAAAGTACACGATTCATATATCGGTTATACTGGTGCAAACTTTATGCCAATCCAACACGGGTATGAGCAACACCGTATGAAAAAGTATGAGCCCAATGACAAGGACATCTTTGACTGGCACACTGATGTCGGTGACTACAATTCTGCACGCAGATATCTTGTGATGTTTTATTACCTCAATGATGTCGGTGAAGGGGGCGAGACTCTCTTTGATTTAGGCGGTGAAGGATACCGAGGAGTCAAACCAAAGCAAGGCCGGGTTGTTTGCTTTCCGCCAATGTTCATGTATCCGCATAAAGGCTGCAAACCTGTATCAGGACCAAAATATATCATATCAACATATGGACATTACCTGTAACTCACCAGAGGCCCTCTAAGGGCCTTTTTTGTTTTTGTGGTATATTACCATTCAGGATCCTGCAAAAGTCCTTTAAAATGCCCAAAATCCTGTTGTATTTTTGCAACAGATTGTTTGTTGTATTTGTGCAACAATGAAAAAAAGTTGTTGACATTTCCCACGGCCCAGAATACAATAAACTATACACTAACAAAACAGGAGAACGAAATGACCTACATAGTCGTAGTTTTCAACAAAAAAGGTTTAGAAGTTTGGCGTAAGGAATTCAAGAACTATTCCGCTACCGAGATGCATGAAATTTACAAGGATTATGCTCATCACGGTGGTCCTGGTGGATATGCTGACTTTTTCCCACTCTGATGTTGTATTTGTGCAACAACCCTAAAAAGTTGTTGACATTCTGGAACTATCGGAATACAATTAATTATTGATTGATTGAACGGAGCTATATCATGAATTACACATTTGACGAAAACATCATTTCCGATCTCCACAAAGACGCATATGGTTTCCGTCCGTCTGTTGAGTTTTCCATTATGTGGGAAATGTCATCCGACGATCAAAAGCAGGAAATTTGGGACGATTTAGTTGTTATTATGCAACGGTCGATCGAAGCTGAAGAGGCAGCCGGAAAGGCAGCTTCAGAAGCCTTTGAAGGCCAAATCCAGGCTGCAATTTTGACTGGTGCAGCTGATCGTGAAACCGCTATTCGTTGGGTTGTGGAGGCTCTGGACCTGTCTGAGGGTGAATTGACGTATGGTGGTGAGCATGTCTGCTTTTTGATGGGCATTCCCTTTTCCTATACCAAGGAACTTGATGCAGCTGTTGCAGAAATGCAACATGCCTAAAAAAGTTGTTGACATTCTGGTTTACCTGGAATATAATTAATTATTGATTGATTGATTGAACGGAGTTACATTATGACTATTGACCAAATTAATACCGCTATTGTTGCAGGTAAATTTACCGACACTGAACTGTGCTCAATTCTTGAGTCATTGAAATATGCTCAAGCTCGTCTTGCTCGTCGAATCAAGAGTCAGCTGTCGGTTGGTGACAATGTTACGTTTACCCATCGCGGTGTTGACTACACGGGTCACGTGATTAAAATTGCTGTCAAGAATGTAAGTGTGCGTACAGTTCAAGGTTTGTACCGTGTACCTGCTGCAATGTTGACCATCATTAAGGACTAATCACATGCGTAAGTTTTTTGCTGAAGTTGGTAGTCATATTTTATGTATTGCTATGGGTGCCGCTGTAGGCGCAGCCGTAACTATACCTGTGTTTTATCTTATTACATTTTTGGAGTCTTTGTAATGCTTATTCCAGCTTCTGAGCTTCGTGTTGGTGATGCTGTTGTCAAACCCGACTCGTCTCGTGATCGTGTCTATAGCATTGAACAGACACCTACAGGCTTGATTCGAGTCAACTTTTATGATTCAGATTCGCATGTGTTTTACTATCAAAACGAAACAGTACTAGTAACCGTACGCTTAAGCGATCCTGCAGGTTATTGAAAACTGTGTTATAATACTATTTTAGGAGTATTTTATATGTCCGTCGATCGTCTTGAACTTATTCGTCGTGTAGCTGAAAAAAATCAGTTCAAAGAAAAAGTACAAAAAAAGACTCGTAAAGTTGCACGCAATGCTCGTGCAGGACGCAAGTCTAAGGATTCTATGGATGCGTTTGATGAGGCCTTTATGTACGACGATGAACGTACGGCTCGTCGTGTAATTCGTGACTCAGGTATTGTTGATACCTTTGCATATACGACTCGCTTTGACAATGAGTGGCACTAATATGACAATGCACTTGCAGCAGGGTCTTACGACCCTCAATACTCGCAAACGTAAAGTCAAAATTGACAAGTTTGCATACGAGTCTGAGTGGCGTGAGTACAATAAACAAGCTCGGCGTGATAACCTACCACAAATGCAATTTAGCAGCCTTGATGAGTACGTAGCATATCGTACGGGTTCTGGTCGTAAGGTAACCAAACCTATTGTATCAAAACCTATACAAAAACGATACATCCGCGAAACGCCTGTCTACAAGTCTAAAAGTACCACTGGCGGTAATACTGCAAAGGTAGAATCAAAGGGCTACTCAGGTGACTATATGATCGGTATTGCGACAATGCACAAGAGTAATAGCGTGCCTGTAGGTAAGGACGCTAATCCAGTCGATTATTCAACAATGAGGAGAAATTAATGGAATATAATCGTAATGAAATGCTAACACTTCTTCGTGAAAACACGTGCCAAGTTTTGTTCACTAAAGTAAACGGTGAAGAAAGAAACATGACATGTACGTTAATGCATAAACTTATTCCTGTAGAGCAGTTGCCCAAAGGAACTGCATTAACTGAAGAAAGGAAGGAAAACGAAAACACAATTCGCGTCTTTGATGTCAATGCAAGTGGATGGCGTTCATTCCGCATTGATAATATCAAATCATTTAAGGTTGTATAAAAATGGCTTTATCTGTAAAAGTGCCGCGTAAGCCCAAGGCACCACCAAAGCGAGCTAAGTTTGGCCTTCCTGGTTGTCCAACCGATAAAGGATTTACTGGTTGCAAGTATTATTTCCAAGGTGAGGTTGATCGTAAAATCATATCTGATATTACCAAAAAGTATATACGTGAAGAATACTCTAAGAAAGACGCAAGGGCAATCCTTGCCAATTCCGAGTACCATTTTCATATGTACAGTCATCTCGCTGCAGCAATCTATTGGAAAAAAGCTGGGCTGGACGGAGATGATGTTAGTGCTGCATACCTGAACCGAGTCAAAGAATACTATGATGACTTGATTGAATCAGGTAAACAAAAGCTAGGACTTCAGGTAGAAGCAGATACTACACAAAGCGCTGCAGCAAAAAAACTAAACCCACAAGAACTCCTGAGTCAAAAGGTGTGGGCAACCGTTATGGTTGATATTGATCGTCTTGAAGATGAATGGACAGAAGGCAAAAAAACAGACATTAAATTATATGACGTATTTAAGCTTCATGAACTTAAACCTATGGCTGTTCCAATTGTATTGCGTCGCATACAGTGTTGGCTTTCTGAATATGACGATGCCTATAACAGAAGTTGTCCTCAGGCAGTTGAAGGATATTCACATCTTTCGAGAGCAGAGCTAAAACGACGCCTTGGTGTAGTCAAAGGTATGGTTGCAGATCTTGAAAGAATCAAGGCAACAAGTAAAGTCACACGCGCTCCACGTGTACCAAAAACACGCGCGGCAGACAAGCAAGTACAGCGTTTACAATATCTTAAGGAGTGTAGCGAAAATAAACTCATGTCGATTAATCCCGTACAGATTCCAGGTGCATACAGGCTTTTTACATTCAATGTCAAGACCAGAATGTTAACTGAATACGTTTCATCTTCTACATCTGGATTTGAAGTTAAAGGTACTAGTATAAACAACATTGATGAAACCCAGTCCAGGTGTACTAGACTACGAAAACCAGAAACTTTTGTTCCTATTGCTTTGTCAAAAACACCAAAGCAAATTGACAATGAATGGAAAAAGCTAACAACAAAAACTTCTGTTCCAAACGGCAGAATCAATAAAGACACTATCTTACTTAGAGTAATGGACAAATAATATGAGCATAGACGATGAGCTCGAAAGTAGTATACTTACCAAAAAGAAATTTGCAAAGCTTGTGGAGGAAAAAGTTATCGGTTCTAAAATTGGATACATTGATGCGGTAGTAGAAGTCTGTAATGATCGTGACCTTGATCCTGCAAGCGTAGGCAATTTAATTTCTCCGATCATTAAAGATAAAATTGAGGCAGAAGCAGTTAGTCTTAATATGATTAAAGGAGGGAATCAACTTCCGCTATGAGAATTGAACCATATGATGCATATAGGTATTACATGGCAATCAAAATGCACTTTGAGTCTGATACATATGATGCAATAAAATATAACTATAAAACGTCAGCAACACAAAAGTCATTTTGGAAACGTCGTGACAAATATCAGCTTGCAAAAATTGCAAATAAGTTCAATGAACCAGGCGAACTGATTAACTTTTTTGTTGCTCAGTTTATCGGAGAAAGAAAGTGGGTCGGTGATATGCTAGCCGACGAAGATACTTGGTCACAATGGCAAAAGCGCAATCAGTCCTTATCATATACATTTGAACAAGATATAAATAAACTGTACGAAAAGGCAGAATCCTTTGATGATCTTTTTAAGCCAACGTTTTCTCCATATCCAACCTTGTGGTATTATCACATGCAGGATGAGATATGTTTAGAAACCGTAGTAATACTCGACAAGTTAGTTGGGTTTACTAAAACATTATGTATAGACGATACAATTATTTGGCCTGATGCAAAAAAGAAAATTCAAAAGTACTCTACCTTCGTAAACCCTGATCTTGAGAAAATGAAAAAGATTGTGCTTAGGGTATTTACATTATGATCATACTGTGTTATAATACTAATATACATCATGAGCAGTTTGTGGATAATTCAGATAATACGTTTTTAATAAAAGGAAATATATATGTCATTTGCAAATCTTAAAAAGAACCGTTCAGCTTCAATTGATAAACTCAAAAATGCTGCAGAAAAAGTTGGTGGCGGAGAACAGAAATCATATGGCGATGATCGCTTTTGGAAACCCGCAGTTGATAAATCTGGTAACGGTTATGCAGTAATTCGATTTTTGCCAGCCGCTGAAGGCGAAGATCTACCATGGGTCCGTTATTGGGATCATGGCTTCAAAGGACCAACCGGGCGTTGGTATATCGAGAAATCCCTAACATCAATCGGTCAGCCTGATCCTGTATCTGAAGGCAATTCAATTCTTTGGAACTCTGGTCGTGAAGAAGACAAACAAATTGCTCGTGATCGTAAGCGTAGACTTCATTATGTAACCAACATTTATGTTGTGTCAGATCCGTCTAATCCTGAAAACGAAGGCAAAGTATTTTTATATCAGTTTGGTAAAAAGATCTTTGATAAGATTACTGATATTATGACACCACAGTTTCAAGATGAAGAACCAGTCAATCCGTTTGACTTTTGGGAAGGCGCTGACTTTAAGTTGAAAATTCGCAATGTAGAAGGTTATCGCAACTACGACAAGTCTGAGTTTGCTTCACCTAAACCATTGTCTGATGACGATGATGAACTTGAAGGTATCTACAACAAGTTGCATGCGTTGTCTGAGTTTTCAGATCCTAAGAGCTATAAGTCATATGCCGAACTAAAGGCTAAGCTGAATCAAGTTCTTGGTGAAGAAGGCATGTCTATGACTACTGCGGAATCAATTTCACTCGATGAGGTTGATAATACACCTAAGGTCTCTGCGCCAAAGGCAGTTGAGTCTGAAGCAGAAGTCAGTGCACCATCTTCTGGTGATGATGACGATGATACGCTATCGTACTTTGCTAAACTAGCAGCACAAAGTTAATAGGATAAGGGAACTTCGGTTCCCTTTTTTTATGGCGCAAAACTACCACCCATATTCCAAAGAGATTCGCTTGGCGAGTTTGGTTGTCTTACTGGACTTGGTGCAGGTTTAAATTCGTTTATAGTATTTGTACTCTTGTTGCTTGAGTCAATTACCGTTACATTACCCCCTTCACCACCTCCAGCAGATTGACTTTGCATTTGCATCATTTGCTTTTCAATTTCTGCAGACTGAGCTTCGCCACCAAGAACCTCTACTCTTTTTTGATTTGGCGCAGAAACTTCTACGCCTTTTAGTGCACCTCTACCTTCGACGCTTTGATCTAGTTGGGAAATATTTTCAACTGGTGCTTTACCCCTTCCCAATACATAATTGACTTTTTGTATTTGTTTAGATAATTCATCAATACGTAATGATGGATCCAATATTCCCTTTTCAAATACAAGTGGTTTACTTAACCAACCACCACTACCTTTTACTTCTCCGCCATTTGCAAGAGCATCAATAAAGGGAATTGCTTTTCCAAGATTTTCGGCCAACTCTGCAAAGTCAACATCAATATCTGATATTTTAATACCGCCAAAAACATTAAGAGCGTTTGCAATTTTTTCAATTGCGCCTGCGCCTTTTTCAAGCTCACTGGCTTCTTTAGCAATTTCCATTATTTTTGAAAATGGAGATTTTGAGCCAAAAAACCCAAGTATTGTTTCGCCTACACCTGCTAGTGATCCAATTGCTTCAGATGCAGTAAATGCTAAAAGACCTGCAGAAATTTTTGCCATACCAGCAGCAAACTTAGATGCTTTTGACGATTCGCCATCGCCGTCTGATAAATGATCAGTTATAGACAGCAAAGAAACGACATTATCTACTATTCCCTGCGCCCAACCATCAGAACTAAAAGTATTACCAAGGTTACTTGCTAATTGTCCAACAGCAAACACGGTAAGCCCACCAGCTATACCTGCCATTGATAAAGCAAATGCTCCGCTCTTTCCTAACATAGTAGCATCTTCATCCGACACCTCGTCAGATATTGATAGCAATGTTTTTACGTTGTCCTTTATTTTTTGTGCCCAACCATCTTTAGTAAACAAATCTAATGCAGAAGTCAAAACACCAGCGGCGCCAAATATTGCAAGACCCGCAGTTAAACCAGTCATAAGAGCAATAAAGGTACCGCCTTCAAGTAATGCACCACTAAGCCCATCAACTTCATCGGAAATTAATAGGAGAGTTTTTACGTTGTCCTTTATTTTTTGTGCCCAGCCATCCTTAGTAAATAAATCTAATGCAGAAGTCAAAACACCAGCGGCGCCAAATATTGCAAGACCCGCGGCCAATCCACCCATAAGTAAAGTAAATGTGCCGCCCTCAAGTAATGCACCACCAAGTCCATCAACTTCATCGGAAATTGATAAGAGTGTTTTTACGTTTTCTTTAATGTTTTCTGCAAAGTTAGAATCTTTAGTAAAATAATCAACTGCTGCAGCAAATCCTTGTCCTGCGCTAAATGCAATTAAACCCAAACCCAATCCTGTCATTACTAAGAAAAACGATCCGCCAGCTTTTAGAAAATCAAGAGTACCCCCCTTAAACGATTCTCCAATTGATAAAAGGTTATTCACGTTTTCTTTTAATGCTTCGGTGTCTAAATCCTCTAAAGTTTTTAGCAAAAAGGCACCACCGCCAGCAAGTATACCTAATCCTCCTGCAAGTGCACCTGCACCAATACCGATACCAGCCATTTTCATGCCACCAAGTGCACCTAAAATACCTAAGCCTTTACCTCCACCGCCTGCATTACCACCGCCACCGCCTGCATTACCACCGCCACCGCTTATAGCATTCAACAAATCTTTTTGATATTCTTTTTCTTCACGTTCTTCTTCAATTTCTTTTAAAGAATTTCCTGCAAAAAAATCTAAGAGTGCTGTAAATTTTTCAGTAAAAGTATCAATTGTGAGTAACAAGTACTCATTAGTTTCATTAGTATTTTTGCTAATGTGAACAAGATTGTCATTAACTTCTTTTAATTCTATAGTGACATCATCGAGCGTCATTACTATTCCTTATCCTTTTTTTGACATCCATGCGGTTACCCCAACATATGCACCTGTTATACCAGCACAAGAAATATAAAATAAACCAAGCAAATCGCTCAATGCAGAAACTCTTGAGTCTGAAACAAAAGGAGTAAAAATAAAAATAGTAATGACAGCAATCATTACTAAGGAAAACCAAGCCATTTGTTTTTGGCTTTCCATTTTACGATTCTTTATTTCAATTTCGTTGAATGCTTTTGCCAACTCCGCATCAGCACTATCAACTACTCCGTCGTTGTTTAAATCTTTACTCATTTTTGCTTTACCTTTCGCATTCTTTCGCTTTCTTCCTTAATATGTTCAACTAGCATTGTCATATATACTTCCCTTTCCCACGGCAGCATTTCATTTAACTCAGTCAAACTATATTTGTGATGTTGCATTAAAGCAAAGTTAACTTTATAGTGATTGACAATTGAGTCATGAGAAAGGGCTAGCTGAAAAAATTTGCAAGACCCTTTATTTCAACTTCATTGTGAGTAGAACACTTACTGCAATCAAAAGAAACCATTGTTGCTGCAGCTGGCATGTTTTCAATAAAGTTTCTAATTTTATTAAATTGCTCGCTATTGAGCGAATCAATAAAATCCTTTAGTTCATCTGCGCTTTGTTCCTTTGCATCAAATACTTCATCACCCGAATAAATTGAATCAATAGACTTTGCAATAACAGAAAAAATTTTATTGATTTCACTGTCATCAGACTTTTGTACATCGAGCATATCACTAACCGAAGGATACTTCATCACAAGACCAACTTGATCTGTTAACTTAATTTTTAGTTCAGTTGCTTTAGGCACTTTAACATTAACATTTGATAAATTAATGTTTACCGAATTTTTAGTTTCGCATGATTTGCATTTAATGTTAACCTCGGTTGTTTCTCCTGATGACTTTGATCTTAATTGCATAAACACATATTCAAGATCAAACATAGTCAATTCATTGACATCAATTGCGCCTTCAGTACAAGAGTTAATAACATCCTTAAGAGCACGAACCATTTGCGTTTGATCGTTTGACTCCATTGCTAACATTAAAATTTTTTCTTCTTTAACAAGGTATGGTCTGTATACAGTCTTTTTATTTGTTGACGGTATTTTCATTTCATATCGCGGGGTATCTAACTTAGGTAAAGCCATTATATTATCTCCTTTATACTATAGTAGTAATTCCAAAATCGGTTAATATCGGATCAATCGTGTTAACTTGTTGCGTATCATCAGAGCTCCAATTTTCATATGAAAACATTGCAGTGCATCTCATGATACTGTTTTCGTTTGAGTTTGCTAAATCCATTGAATTGAGCGTCGTAGGATATGCATCATATAGCTTAACATATCTATTTATTTGGTCCTGCTCATTGAGGTGTTCAATCAATACTTCTTTTGTGTATGATCTTTTTAAGTTGACAGTATACGCGCCAGTTGCAGTGTCAATGTTATTAATAATTGAAGACTGCCAGGCTTTAAGATAATTCCATGTGTACCAATCATTAGTTAATATGAATGATATAGTTACATCTTCATTAGCAAATGCATATGGGCGCTTATATGACTTCATTGTTGTCATATAGTCAGAAGTAATTATTTGGCGCCCAGGCCAAGTAACAGAATCACATAATATGTTTAGTTTATTACTGTCGTCATTGACAAATGTTATACGATAACGATTCCCTCGAGCTACGCCACCCGAAGATTTAAACTGTGCGAGCATCTGATCTACAGTACTCATGATCGGTATATCCTTTTAGATTCGTTCCAAACTTTTGTTTTTGTTGAACCCTTAAACTGCTCAGTCGGTAAAAATATTGCAATGTCCCATTCTGAAGCAGGTATCAATACTACCTTTGACTTTAAGTGTTTGGTTAAATAATGCTTAAAGCAAGGTTTAAATTCTCTGTATTTTGTAGCGTTAGATAAAATCTCGTAATTAATTCTAAGTCTTGTCCTGTCATTATATCTTTTATTCGTTGCAACATCCATCAATTTATCTAGCAACACGGCTCTTGTATTAGGATGAAGATAATGAAGATTCAATCCATAAAAACCATCCTTGGCTGGTCCTACCATCAATGTAAGTGGAAACCTATCATAATAAGGTAGATCATCCTTACCTTTAGGATCGTAAAAATAATGGTACATACGACCTACCAGAGGCCTTGTACGCTCCTCGAGCAATGGATCCCGTAGCAATTGCCTACGATTAATTGAACGAAGGTCTCGTGCCTTATTTCTGAACCATTCACGCGATTCATCTGTGCGACGAGCAATACCTTTTCGAGCAATTTCAGTTTGTAGGTTTTTAAATAATGATTCTGTAGCCATACTATTATTTATACCTGATTACTTAAGGATTTTAATTCCTAGCGATTTAAGAGTATCCTCAGTCCATATAACAAACTTAAGGTTATGTTTGAGCGCAAACTCTTCGGCAGCTTCCCACTTTGATTGATTCTTAATATATGTCAGCGATTCAGAGATATATTTGCGAGTACGACGCCCAGGATTTTTTGGCGGTGCAGTTTCCTTCTTTGGTTTTATTTCAACAATATACCTTTCGCCTGCTGCATTTTCAAACCAAATGTCTACAAAATACCTGTGGATTTTATTATCTGTGGCACAGCGATACGGTATAACAATTTCCTCTGACGACCAGGCTACAATTGAATCATTACCATCAAGCCAACGAAAGGCATTGCGTTCCCATAGAGAACGATACACAATACCATTTGCGTCTCCTCGATACTTATCTTTATTTTTTGGTGTAAATCTACCACGATAGGCCATATAAATAATCTCATAAAAATTAAACTTTACGGAGTATTTATGGCGAATCTTCGATTCCCTTCGGAAGTAGAAAACGGCAGACCATTCATGTTGTTTAGTACGCACAAGGCTGCATATAATACAACTGGCGCAACTAATGGCGGTAATTCTATTTCTACAGTAAAGACATTAAATTCAGTTGCTCTTTACTTTCCAACAAGTTATACTGTAACTGATTCGCTTAATTATCAGCAAGAGGCAACTGGATTGATTGGCGCAGGCTTTGATGCTATATCTGAAGGCGGTACTGGAATAACCCTAGATGATGTAAAGAAAAGCGTATCAGGGTTTCTTTCAAACAAAGATGCTGCAGGAAAGATAGGGGGAGCGGCGGCTGGTGTGGCTGCGTCTTCAGTCAGTAGTGCTCGCGTAGCATCTATTTTAGGAGCTGCTCTTAGTGCTGGTGGTATTGTTGGTAATGTTGCAGCTGAGCGTTCAAAAGAAGTACAAATTGCTCTCAACCCAAGAGAGTTTATGCTATTCAGATCGCCGAATATACGAAGCTTTTCTTTTTCGTTCACCTTTATTCCGTCAAATGAAAAAGAACTTGATGATGTACCAAAAATTATAAAGTTTTTTCGTAGTGCATCATATCCTACACTTACTGGCGCTGGTACTGCATATAACTTCCCTGAGGCATTTAGTATACAGCTAAGAAATTCTAGTAAGCTAATTAAAATTCCAGAGGTTGTATGTACCACAGTAGGCGTTACCTATAATCCAAACTCGATGTCTTACTTTCAACAAGATAACTTACCAGTTGAAATTGTACTGACATTGAACTTTCAAGAACTGCAGCCAATTAATAGAGGCTTTGTCGAGCAAGGATACTAAGCTATGTCTTATTTCAGTAAATTTAAAAAAGGCAGTTTTCGCGTTGGCGATCAAATTATTGAAACTGTTAACATTGCTCATTATTCGCAAATATTTGAAAAACTAGCAGATGACATTTCTTTTTATTCATATTATACAGTATCAAATGGAGATAGGCTTGACGTCATATCTGAAAAGTTATATGGCACGCCTGATTATTATTGGACAATCATACTTTTAAATAAAGATATTGTTAACACATATGAAAACTTGCCTAAAGAATATAATGCAGAACTAATTAGTTACCTAGAAGGAAAGTATCCCGAATATGCTCTTAAATTAAAGGCGGGAGAAACACTTGCTGGAAAATTTGATATGTTAGAAACCGTATCTTTTTCTACATACTCAGGAGTGGTGAGTGGAAAGTTTCCTTCACTTGGTTATTTGACAATCAACTTAACCTCTGAGGATTCATTTCCGCTGAATCAGGAATTTACTCTTACTGGACAAACCACAGGTGACACAATACAAATAGCAAACACAATGCCGTATTATATGGCTCCTCATCATTATGAAGATGAAGATGGTCAATGGGTGCTGTGGACAAATGCAGGATCTACGATTACTTCTATACTAGAATATGAAACTGCAATAAACGATGAAAGATCGCAGTTTAAAGTTATAAAACCGGAAGCAATATACAATGTTGTGTCAGAATTTGAAATACAAATGAGACGTTAATAATGGCAGATAATTTAGATCCTAGGTTAGCGGAATTAACTCCTAAGAAATTAAAGGCAATAAGAGTCGTTGTTGAAAGATACAACCAAGAAATTATTGACATCACCTCTTCTATTTCGGAAATTTCTATCTATGAATCAATATACACGCCGTTTATTTACGGTGAAATTATTGTAATTGATAATTCGGCTATGCTATCGACATTTCCATTTATAGGTCAAGAAAAAGTTTTGATATACTGGGAACGTGAAACTAAAACTTTTGTTAAAACATTTAGAGTTACTGATGTCTTTGACGTAAGACAAATCAATGATCATTCTGGTGGATATGGTTTATCAATCACATCAGAACAGCAAATACGAAATGCAATATCATTATTTTCTAAATCTTATAAGGGCAATTCGGCAGAAATTATTGAAAAGATATATAAAGAGTTTTTGTTACAGGATCTTGATGTAAAGGCTACTGGTTATTTGTCTCACAATGTTGTATTTCCGTATATTAAACCACTTCAAGCAATTAACATGATTCAAAAGGCAACGCCTGCCTTTGATAAGACTCCAATGTTTGTGTATGATACTGTATATGGTGAAGGTCCAGTTTTAAACTCTATGAAAAACATGATGGATCAAGAACCAGCCCTTAAGTTACAAATGAAAAACAATAGCAATCCTGACACGGTAAATGCATTGGGCGGAAGTAAAATACAAGAGTACAGAAATCAAGTTTATGGCATTACGATTAATAGAGCATATAATACGTTAGATCAATTAGGGTCTGGTGCATATGCATGCCAAACTCTTGCGGTTGATATAGGGAATAGATCTTATACAGTAACTGACTTTGACTTTGTTAAGCATGCTCCTACGATTGGAGGCAAAGATTGGATCTCCACATTCTTTACATTTGATGATGTGATTAATTCAGAAAATCCAAATAATGTTTTAGTCAATGGGATACGTTCTACGTCAGCGCCAGTTCAATACCGAAATGAAAACGCATATGATGACTATCCTAACCTAACAACCGTTGATGAAAACTTAAAAGCTGGAATGCGATCTTACATGAAAAGATTAAAATCAACATCAGTTAATGTGCACATGAATTCGGTTGTTGATCTTGAAGCTGGTAAAACCGTAAATCTTGATTATTATCGCTTTTCACCAAAGCTGAACAACGAAGATCTTGAAGATAAAGTTAATTCTGGTAAATATCTTATTGCAGCACTAAGACATTATTTTAAGAACGATGAATATACTATGTCACTTGAATTGGTGCGAGACGGTATGGGAGAAAATGCAGTTCTCTACGAAAACGGTGAACCGCCTAATTTTGGCAATCCGCCTAGGAAGCAAAAATCATTACTTGCAGATTATGAACCACAAAATGTAAGTCAGTCTATATTTGGAGATTTGTTTGACAATGGATAATAATTTTCATATTGGTGTAGTTGAGGATCGTCATGATCCTAAAGCAATGGGAAGAGTGCGCGTACGAGTTTTTGGCCTACACTCTGATGACCGTGTTAATGAAGTTACTATTGAATCATTGCCATGGTCAATGGTCATGCAACCTGCAAATGCATCTTCTACGGCGGGTGGCATTTCTCAGTTAGTAGAGGGTACGTGGGTTCTTGTTATGTACATTGATTCAAATAAACAAGATCCAATTGTTATTGGTGCATTGCCATCAACGGTTGGCTCACAGGCACCAGATTATACAAAAGGATTTTCAGATCCCTTTGGTGTATATCCTAAGTGGTCAGACGGAACGGCGGATACAACCTTAGCTGGTAAACCTGACACATATACTGAACATCCTGTGTATACGGAACGAGCAAGGACAAAGGTTCCAAAGGTTCCCAAAGCAAAACGATATAAAGTTTCGACTGTTGCTGTTGACGCAGTTGAAACGGCGTATGAAAGAAGCGAATGGGTAGAGCCCGAGTTGCGTGGAGGTCAACAATCTGAATATCCATACAACAATGTTCATGAGTTTGAAGGTGGTATGCTCGAGGAGTTTGATTCCACCCCTGGCAATCAGCGTGTTACTCGCATGCATCCATCTGGTACATATGATGAAGTTGTAGTTGACGGTACTCGAACTATCAAAATCGTAGGCGATGGATATGAAATTATCCTAGGTGCAAAAAATATGTATGTCAAGGGTGATGTGAATATGACTGTTGATGGATCTCTAAATCAGTTGGTCAAGGGCGATTACACGCTTGAGGTGGGTGGAAACTATTATCAAATGATTGGTGGATCAAGAGAATCAAAAATTGTTTTTAATGATGTAAGAGAAGTAGGGCAAGATGTTTCGGAAAATGTTGGCATTGATCACTACGTTAAGTGTGGAGGAAGACGATCTTTAATTATAGGAAATGAAGAATACAAATCAGTAGCTGCAGATTCAGTATTAGAAATTAGAGGAGCTTTGTCTTCTTCAATTGGTGGAGATGAAAATAAATTAAATCGAAGCAATTATGGATCTATGTGTTTAGGAAATAGTGTAAACACAACAAAGGGTACACATACTATAGAAACTGTTGGTAAAATTATAATTGATACGGACATCAATATGGATATTATTACTGGTACTAATATAAAAGTTGAAGTTGGAACAGATTACGAATTGACTGCAGTTAATTCAACCTCCACATTAGATGGAAGCTTAACTCTTAATGCTACAGGACCAGTAGATATCGACGGCTCAACGATTGACTTAAATTAATAAGGCTTAATTAAGATGGCAGACAATGTTATAACTCAAGCTCTTTGTGGTGAAAGCGGCGTATTTACTCGACTAAAAGATTTTCAAACAGAAATAAATGAATATGTTGCTAAAGGTAAAAACTTTATTAACAGTGTTGAGGCTACTATAACACAAATTGAAAACTTTATTGATACTATAGAAGACTTTCCTGAAAAGATTGTATCTTTACTTCAACAAGAAGTTTTTAATATACTTTCAAAAGTTGCACTTGAAGATTCTGAAGGTGCAATTTCAGATTTATTAGAGCTTAGAGCAAAATATCAAGAAGCGGGTCCTGCTGTTGAAAGAATACTTGATAATTTAGAACGATTTATTGACGATCCGCTCAACACACCACTTGATGTCTGCAATGACATACCAAACTTAGTTCAAATTGGTGAAACCTTTGTTGAGTTTCCAAAAAAAGCGCTTCAAGCAGATCCTGGAAAAGAAATTGAAAATATTAAAGAAACAATTGTTAAAGAGTACGAAAGGATTTTTGATAATCCTTCGACCAGATCGGAAAAAAGTCTTGATGAAGAACCTGAGCAAACTGTTAGGACAATTCCAAAATATCCAACGCCAGACGTTATGAATGATATAATTATTTCTGGTAGAGTTCCAATTGACCAAGCATATTCATTGGCACCCGGTTCTGCACATAAAGCAGCAATTGCTCATGCACAAAGTAATTCTGCAGTTACTTCAAGTATAAACAAATCAACACCGCCAAACATTCCTTCAATATCAAATCCATATCCTGAAGGAGAGCAATTTGTTGCATCTGATTTTACTGGATCTAAGAATGCTAAAAATATTGCATCAAAAATTAATTCTCTTCATCCATCAGTTAGAAAAAATTATGCAGAAGGAATTAAAACATTTTTGACAAATAATCCTGACTTTGATGTTAACATTTCTGAAGCATATAGATCGCCATATGGATCACCAAATATAACTGGAGGTTTGACACCAATTCAAATTTCTGCAGTAAAGGCATTACAAGAAAAGGGAATTAACGATCCCACTGCAATATCAAATATCTTAGCTCAAATACAAGCTGAATCTGGATTTAGACCAAGGTCAGAAAATCTTGGTGGATATTCCGCACAAACATTATATAATTTTTATGGCGCGGAACAAACCCGCAATAAAGTTCGATTCAATTCAATCGGAGAAGCTCAAGCTCTTAAAGCACGCGGTCCAGAAGCAATTGGCAATCTTCTTTATGGTGGAAGACTTGGTAATGGGCCTAATGAAGGATTTAAGTATCGCGGCCGTGGTCTCATTCAGTTGACTGGAAAATATAATTACGGATTATACGGTAAAAAAATTGGTGTTGATCTAGTAGCAAATCCTGATCTTGCAAATGATCCAGCTATTGCATCAAAAATTGCTGTAGAATACTTTTTATCAAAACAAAGTAGTGGCACCAATTTAAGAGATATTAATTCTGTAGGGAGTGCAGTAGGTTATGCTGGCGGTCAAAGCGAAACAGATAAACGTGCACAAATTGCTAAAACATTTTTAGCAAAGCTTGAACAAAATGGTTATGATAGTTTGCCTGCAGGCGATTCTTGGCATAACTTTGGAGCAGCTGCAGATATTATAGTATATGAAAATTCTAAGTCAATTCCTCCAGAAGTTAATTCGTCTGTTTATTTAACTGAGTTACGATCTGCAATGTCAAGTCAAGGTCTTTCAAATGATAGGACTGCTGAATTGTCTCACTTTTACTTATCTTCACTTGGTTCTGAAGTTCCAGAAGATCTTAGAACTGGAAAGATTGCATTTAATGATTATATTGGAGGCGCAAATACTTCATTTGCATCTGCGCCAGAACCAACGACAGGGCAAAGAGTTGTTACATATGACATATCATCTATCCAAAGAGAAGCTAGAAATACGGCAATTAGTCAAGCTCTTGCTGAAGGTAAGAGTCCTGCAGAGGCAGAATCTATTGGTGAAGAAGTTGGTAATATAGCTGGTGCCGATGCATTTAGGAATATTACATAATTATGTCGACAACTACAACCTCAAGAGTTATTATCAATATTACTGATACAGCAGGGGGTGGTTCTCCGCCAATCCCCGATCCTGAAAATTCAGATGAAGATGCGCTGTATCTTCCGACTGCATATGAGTCAGTTAACTTTTATGTTGAGTTTGAGTTCTTGATCGAAGAAACCACCGAATCGCAAAACGAAGATGGGAATACAGAAGTTCAAACATTCCCAGCTACTTCGGTAGAAAGCGACTTTAATTTTGATCAGTACAATATCACATATTCACTGATAAACGACTATACGGTTAGATTAGAAGGTCCGATACAAAATACTTTCCCTGATCAGTTTTATCAGTTTGTTTTGCCCGATTTAAGTACTCCGGTATTACCTCCTGATACTGAGGAAGAGTTTTTTTCATTAATCAAGTATCAAAAACCAGCTAACAACTCGGTTGAACTAGTGTATGATTTTTTGGTCAATGGAGGGCTTAATGTAAATGTTAATCATATTATTGTGTGGCGGTTTCAAAGCGCAGTAAACAATATTCAAACATTAGTTTCAAAAGGATTACGATAATGCCAGCAGCTGCAAGAGTAGGGGATACTGTATTATCTCCAGATGGATCTGGTAAAGATTGTGCATTTCCAAAACAGCTTCCTATTTCTGAAGGAAATTCTTCAGAAGTGTTTTGTGAAGATAAAAAAATTGTAGTTCAAGGAAACCCTGTACCTCAGCATGAGGTTTCAGGTTGTGGCCCAGATCAATCAACGTTAACATCATATTCATCAACGGTACGAATAGGCGGTCTAGGTGCTGCTCGGATCGGTGACTTGTACGGAAATAATATAATTACTTCTGGAAGCTCTAATGTTTTTATTGGTGATTAATAAAGGTTATAAATAAACATATGGCAAATTTAACTATTCGAGCTAGTGACAGAGTTTATTCAGATTTTGATTTGACTTTTAGAGCAAATCCAGTGACAGGTGATGTCAGCATAAAAAAGGATGTTGAGGCTGTAAAACAATCAGTGCTTAATATCTTACTGACTAACCGTGGAGAAAAACCATTTGAGCCTGCCTTTGGTTCGGGAATAAGAGCATATCTATTTGAAAACTTTGATGATGTTACAGCAGCATTAATCGAAGAAGATATTATATTTTCATTATCAAATTATGAACCTAGAATAACTATAGATAACATTAGTGTTACTGGTACAGCAGATTTAAATGCTGTTGATATTACATTAGAATTTACAATCAAGTCTCCAAGCGCAGAGACAGCCACACTACAATTTACCGTCGAGAGATTGCGATAATGGCAACAAATAAAAGACTAAAAGTATCTGAGTTAGACTTTAATCAAATTAAAAATAACTTAAAAACGTTTCTTAAGACTCAGGATACGCTTCAAGATTATAATTTTGAAGGTTCGGCACTTAACACCTTACTTGATGTTATGGCATATGTGACTCATTATAATGCAGTCAATGCAAATATTGGTATCAATGAAACGTTTTTGGAAACAGCTCAGTACCGTGGATCCGTTGTCGGTCATGCTCGTCAACTCGGCTATACACCATTATCTGCAAGAGGCGCGCAAGCAACTGTTGATGTTTACTTAAATAGTGTTGCTGGCGGAGTTACGTACACGCTCAATAAAAATCATAAGTTTACATCTGTAATTGATGGTGAAACGTATACCTTTCTTACGACACAGTCATATCAAAGCACTACTGGTATTTTTAGTAATGTGAATATTACGCAAGGATCTTTTAGACAGGTGTCATATATTTTTGATGTTAATACGTCTGAAAAATTTATTATACCCGATACCAACGTCGACACTTCAACATTAACTGTTACTGTTGACGGTGTTGCATACACACTAGCAAAAAGTGTTATTAATGTTACTGGTGAATCAAATGTATATTTTTTAAATGAATCTTTTGATGGACGATATGAAATCACATTTGGCGATGGCGTGATTGGTTCAGTACCAACGGATGGTGATGATATCGTAATAGAATATTTAGCTACAGCCGGCTCTGATGCAAATAATGCAAGAGCGTTTTCAACGATTACACCAATTAATGGTATATCAAATATCACTGTAGTGACAATTAATTCTGCAACTGGCGGTTCAGCAAAAGAGTCAATTGCGTCCATTAAATATCGAGCACCGCTTTCATACGCGGCACAAAATAGAGCAGTAACGCCAGATGACTATAAAGCAATTATTTTAAACAGCTTTCCTAATGTAGATTCAATATCAGTTTGGGGAGGTCAAGATAATGATCCTCCAGCATATGGAAAAGTTTTTATTTCAATTAAGCCATCTGATGCAGAAACACTTTCAAATGGACAAAAAGATTTTATTGTCAATAGCGTATTAAAACCCAAAGCAATTGCATCTATTACACCAGAGTTTGTTGATCCTGAATATACTTATGTTTCTCTTGAAGTATTTTATAAGTATGACCCATCAAAAACTTCATTATCAGAACCACAATTATCAAATGTTGTAAAAAATTCAATTGTATCATATAATCAAGCTTCACTACAAAAAGAAACTGGCATTTTAAGATATTCATCACTCTTGAATGCAATTGATAATGCAGAGGAATCTATTGTCAATTCGGTTGCACGAGTTTATATGAAAAAACGGTTTGTGCCAACTATAGGATCGGTTACAACAGAATATGAACTGAAGTTTTCAAGTCCAATATACACATCACAAACTAAAGAACGCGTAATATATAAGTCTACCTTATTTACATACAATGGAGAGCAATGCTCATTTCAAGATTATATTAATTTAAATAATGAAAGAAGACTTAGAATTGTGAGAGGAGGTGGAGTTAATCAAGTTGTTATAGAAAGAGACATTGGTTATATTGATGCACCTAATGGTAAAATTGTAATTGAGCAAGGATTTAATCCTGAAGCATTTATTGGTTCATACATTGAATTGACCGTTCTTGCTGACTCTAGTGATGTTGTTCCTCAAAGAAATAATTTAGTGACTATTGATTCTAATGATATATTTTTGCAAGGTGATATTGATAATATTAATGTAGGCTCTACAGCTGGAATTGGAAATTATCGTTTAGTACCAAGACATAGCACATAAGAATGAATAAATCACCTAACATTAAGTCTCTTATAAAAGCAATACTTCCTGATCACATTCAGGCTAAGTATCCAAATCTTGTTGAGTTCGCAGAAGCATTTTTTAAATATTTAGATGAAGAAAATAAAGCATCATATTATCAAAACACACTATATAAACAACGAGATATAAGAGAACAAAAAGAAGAATTTTTAAGCTTAATTCAAAGAGAGTTAGGTCTTTTATCTCGAAAAAGTTTTGCTGCCGATCCTAAAGTATTTTATGATCACTTATCGAGTCTTTGGACTTCAAAGGGTTCTGAAGAATCAATAAAAACGTTTTTTCGATTATTTCTTGATGATGAAATAACTGTTTATTATCCATGGGAATCAGTACTGATTCCATCTGATGGTCGTTGGAAACTAGATCAAGTTCTTCGTGTTTCAATGATATCTGGTGATCCTAATGACTTTGTTGGCAAAACGATTAGACAGATTGGATCTGATGGTATTGCATCAGTAAGTAAAGTTGAAAAGGCTCGATATAAAGACGGTGACATTTTTGAATTATATCTTTTGGGTCCTACGATTGTATCAAAATTTATTACGCAACAAAATATATATGCAGTAGAAAATGAATCCCTTGTAGCCGAAGTTTATAAGTCGGTAACTGATTTAAAAATATTAAAAAAAGGTTCTGGTTATAAAGTAGGTAATAAAATACAAATACAAGGTTATGATGGAATCACATTTGTTGCATATGTTGGATCTGTTGACGAAAATGGTGGAATTCTTAGTGTTGACATAGTTAACTTTGGTGCTGGTAACACGCCTTCTTATAAGCTTGACTCTGAATCTCCTCCAGTATTTTATTATAAAGATTTTTTAGTTTACGAAAATAGTATATCAATCATTGATGAACTTGAAGCAAATGGAATCAGTGATTTTTATATTAATTCCAGAAAGGATTACTTAACATACTTTAGGTTTACTGAACCGCTTAGCTTGTTAGATGGAATCGTTGGATCGCTTGATCATGACTATGTTGAAACACAGGATTTATATTTTGCGGAAGATTATTCTGGTACAACTGCGTTCAACACTCAAGGATCCGTTGGTGGAGGAATAACTCAAAAAGATTATTCTGGTGTACTTGGCCCAACCGTTTTACCTATTAGTGTAAATAGTGATACTGGTTCGGGTGCAGAGTTTGAAATTGAATTTGGTGCAATATCTTCTTATAGTGGATATTATGAAGGAATCAAAGGACAACTTTCAGAGTCTATTGTTTTACAAGATTCAAAATATTATCAAAAGTTTTCATACGAAATCAAAACCACTCATTCCACAGACATATGGCTTGAAACACTTAAGAAAACAATACATCCTTCTGGTGTAGAGGTTTTTGGTAATATTACAGTATATGATGAAAACTTTGTAGGTATTACTGATAGCAGAATATTTGTAAAAGCAAAACAACCAGCAAATTATCAATTGCTTGAAAATGCTGGAATTACTGATACTGTTGATGGATTGGTTCAGGATTATGTAACAAACAACAATGATTCAGAAAGCTTTGATTACGGGACAGATATATACTTTGCAGAAAGTTATGTCGGCGATACAGCGTTTTCAGATTCAAACACGATTAATGCATCAAGCTCAAATGTTTTAAATGATGCAATAGTAACTACAAATATCTAGAGGACAGGATGACAGTATTAAATAAAATGCCTTATAGAAATGCATTACAGTTTGTTAATTCAATTACTTCAGAATTAACAAGTATGTATGTTTATATAGGACGCCCACAAAGTTGGGAATCAGACGCAATTCCTCCCGATCCTGTAAATGATTTAAAAACTGAATATGATGTTTGGTATGATATGACTGCAATGAAGCGGGTTACTGGAAATGATGTTCGACTAGGTTTTAAAAAAATAGATTGGACATCTGGAACTGTATACTATGAGTATGACGATGGAGTTAATCTTGAAGATAAAAACTTTTATGCTGTTACAGATGAAAATAAAGTATACAAGTGCATTTATAATAATAGGAATGGGCAATCAGTAAACAAGCCTACGCATACTTTTTCAGACATAAAAGACTATCCAGACGGCTACAGATGGAAGTTTATGTTTCAAATCTCTGATTCATTAATGAGAAAGTTTGCTGTCGGAGATTTTTTACCAATTTCTTCAGATGAAACAATAGTAGATAATGCAACTGTAGGTGCTATTGAAAATATTAAAGTTATTGATGGCGGATCCGGATATGCACCAAGTACAAAAATACCTACGTATATTTACGGTGACGGAACCGAAAATGATAGTGCAAAATGCAATATCATTACAAATGGTGGTTTAATTCAAAATATTGTTATAACTGATGGCGGATCTGGTTATCAAAGTACTCCTGATGACGGAGTGCCAGTTCTTATAAGACAAGTAAATGATTTTGGTGCAGTTGAAGCAGCATATGGTATTGCGGTTGTAAATGCAGATCAAGAAATTACGTTTGTTAATTTAGTTATTAACGGAAACGGTTATAGTGATGGAGAAGCAAGTATTGTTAGATCAAGTGTAGAAGCAATTGCAACTACAAACTCACAAGGAAGTGTTGAATTTGTTGATATAGTTCCTGGCGCCTCAGAAGGTGGATTTAGAAAAGCTAAAGCAATAGTTATTGCTCCGTCAGTAACTGAGGCTGAGGTAAGACCAGTAATATCTCCATTTGACGGACATGGTGCTAAACCAGAAAAAGAACTTTTTGCAAATTATTCATTGTTAAACATGAACTTTGCATATGCTGAAGGTGCTAATGATTTTACTGTTGAAAATGATTTTAGAAGAATCGGATTAATTGAAAATCCATACGATTTTAGAACAACAACTCCTGCAACTGAATTAACTCGTAATGCAAAAAGAACACTAATCATTGATTCTGTTGCTGGTTCGATATTGCCCGATGATATTATTTATGGTCAGTCAAGTGGAGCAAAAGGATTTGTAGTTGACTTTATTGATGGAAATAAAGTTAGATACATAACGGATCCAAATTTAACCAATAATATTGAATTTATTATCGAACCAATTAGGTCATCATCTGGTGCAGTTGCTAATATAATAGAAATTCAAGAACCAGAAGTTGAACCATATTCCGGTGATATTTTGTTTATAAATAATAGGACACCGATTAATAGAGATAGCGCTCAAATAGAGACAATCACATTGGTACTTGAGTATTAATAGAGGAATTCCATGTCAATTAATTTTAACACTGCACCATATTTCGATGACTATGACGAAGAGAAAAAGTTTGTAAAAATTCTTTATCGTCCAGGAGTTGCTGTACAAACACGTGAGTTAAATCAACTTCAAACGCAAATTCAAAATCAAATTGACCGCTTTGGCCAAGGGATATACAAAGACGGTTCAATGGTTATTCCTGGCGGCATTTCCTATAATAGAAATTTTAATTATGTTAAGTTAACTGGCACCTTTAGTAAGTCAGAAGTAATCAATGGTGCCAATGATAGCGTTGATTTGATTACTGAAGACATTGACGAAGAATTATTAAAAATATCTACATCACAGGTTGCATCAAAAGTAACTGGACTAGAAAGCGGTGTAACGGGTATCGTTAAATGGTATCAATTAGAGACTGATGATTCTCCTTTGACACTGTATGTCGAATACGATGATTCTGGTGCTAATAGTGAAACACAAGCATTTTTAAATGGAGAATCTCTTTTAATTGAGTATGAACGTGAAGATCAAAACGATACCAACTATGTTGAGTATTATGCAACCACTGCTTCGGTAGATGCAACTGGATTTGGCTCTGCCGCAGAAATTGAACGTGGTGTTTATTTTACAAAAGGATACTTTGTATTAGTTGATAAGCAAACCCTTATATTAGACCCATACTCAAATACCCCTTCTTATAGTGTCGGTTTAAAAATTAATGAAAGTATTATTACCCCTGAAGAAGATGAAACATTAAACGATAATGCAAATGGATCGTTTAACTTTGCTGCACCAGGTGCTCATAGATATCGCGTTCAACTTGATTTAACTAAAATACCTCTTGCTGAAATTGAAAATCAAGTTGATGATAATTACATTGAATTACTACAAACTAAAAACGGCAAAAACGAAAAGCATGAGGCAAGAACGAGTTATTCTGAGTTAGGCAAGGAACTTGCCAGAAGAACTTATGATGAATCGGGCGACTATACAGTATCATCTTTTAGAATGAGTGCCGTTGAAGGAAGAAATAACGATCGCGGCGAGTGGGCTAATGGTGTTCAATATTTGGCTGGTGATGTTGTTATATCAAATGGTAATACTTATGTTGCAGTAGCAAATGGAATTTCTGGAGGTACAGCGCCGTCACATACAGAAGGTGAAGGTAGAGATGGTACTGGTGGCGTTACTTGGTCATTTATCCCAAATCCAAAATATAATAACGGTCATTTGCAGGATGGGCGTGAAGACCAAATATTTATTGCATTTGAGCCAGGAAAGGCATATGTCAGAGGTTATGAAATTGAAAAGCCTTCTACTACATATGTTGCAATTGACAAAGCAAGAACATTTGAGCAAGTCAATAACGATGTTATCAGAACAGATATTGGAAACTATATTGAAGTACAGAACTTAAAGGGTGTTCCAAATGTAACGTCATTTGTTGAAGTTGACTTAAAAGATTCTGGTGGAAACATAGTTACTACAGCTCGCATTCGTGCAATTGAACCATCTGGTTCTGAAAAGTATTTTCTTTATTTGTTTGACATAAAACCAATTGCTAATGATGCATTGACAATTGACCGCGATGTAAAAGAAATTAGTAATGATGATTTTAGTTCTATTGTTTCTAATGTTATTGATGGTGATGGACAAGGAAACGTTGACTTTCAAGCCGATTCTACCACTAGTGGAAATGCTATAGTTAATGGTAATGGAACTCGTTTTACTAGAGATTTTAAAGCAGGCGATTATATTGAAATTAATGATACATTTTATACAATTGATGAAATTATAAGCGATACGGAATTAGTATTAGATCTTACTTATAATTCAGGTAATGCCATAAGTGGAATATCTTATAAAATTCATAGGACTGTTATTAAAGAGCCTTCGCGTTTAGTTTCCTTGTTTCCATTAGGCCGTTCATTTATTAAAAGTGTTCGCGATGAAAGCGAAGGCGTACAATCCCCTGATACACGATATGTTGTTGTTCAAAGTGTTGAGGCGGATGCAAATAATTCTGGTGTGCTTACGGTTAGCATATCTGACATTTCAGGTTTAACTGGACAAGGTAACGAAAGAGTTGGAACTGAGCAAGATTTAGTTTTGTGCAAAAAAGATTCTGAAGAGCTTGCAGTTGATTTGTCTGCTTCTAATATAAATGTAACTCTTAATGATACTAGTATAACAATTGGCGGTCTTATTGCCAATGAAACTTATGTATTATTTTTTCCAGTCGTTAAAAATACTCCGTCTACCGCATCTCCTAAAATAAAAGAGCTCGTAAGATTTCATTCTATGACGCCGATCGATTACGAAAGCCGCGTAATCAGTTTGGATAAGGCTGACATTTACAGAATTAGAAAAATAGAAATGGCAGGACCAACGGAAGACAGCCCTTCAGTTGATGTAACAGATCATTTTGATTTAGACAACGGGCAAAGAGACACTTATTACGACTTGGGTAAAATTGTTCGCAAACCAAATTATGGCGTACCTACTGGTGAACTAACGATTTACTTTGATTATTTTGAGCACAGTGGTACTGGAGATTACTTTTGCGTTGATTCATACCTAGATGTAAAACGAGAAGAAATACCTTTATACAGTTCAATTTATGGAATTGTATATCTTGCAGATGTTCTTGACTTTAGACCAAGAATTAACGATTCTGGCACTGGATTTACTGGCTCTGGCGCTTCGCTGTCGCTTCCTCCAAAAAGAGGAAGAAGAACAGAAGTAGACTATACTTACTATCTTCCAAGAATTGATAAAATTTCTCTTGACATTGAAGGCAAGTTTGTTGTTACAAACGGTACGCCAGGTGATACTGCAACACAACCAGAAACACCAGATATGTCAATGCATATGGCCACAATTACTTTAGCGCCATATACATTTAACACAAATTATGTTACAGTCGAAAAGGTTGATAACCGTCGATATACAATGCGTGATATTGGTAAAATTGAAAAGCGCTTAGAAAACTTAGAATATTATACATCGCTTTCATTGCTTGAGCAACAAGCATCTACGCTGAATATACCAGACGAAAGCGGTTTAGACAAGTTTAAGAATGGATTTATTGTAGACAACTTTGCTGGTCATACAACTGGTGATGTGGCATCTTCAGATTATAAAGCATCAATTGATATGGAAATGAAGGAGCTTAGACCAACCTTCATTATGGATAATGTTAAGTTGCTTGAAAAGGCAAAAACAAATACTGAAAGAAAAGCACAAGGTTATCAAATAACTGGCGATATTATTACTCTTCCGTATACTGAAAACGAATTCATTTATCAAAGGTATGCATCGCGACCAGAAAATGTTAATCCCTTTGCTATCTTTACCTTTATTGGTTCAGTTGAATTAAATCCACCTTCAGATGAATGGATTGAAACACAACGAATTCCTGAAGTTATTAATGACGTTGAAGGTAACTTTTCTTCAGTATTAAGTGCACAGCGAGAATCAGGTGCGCTTGGTACTGTATGGAATGCATGGCAAACGCAGTGGACTGGACAAATTGTTACTGGTTCTAAAATGGTCAGAGCAGGCGATTGGTCAAAACAGGACTTTGGCCTTGGTGCTGGTCGTTGGATGGCTCGCAATACATTTACTGCAGCCGAAAGAGAGTTGGTTGGCAACACTCCCGGCGGACGAGTTCTTACTTACGAAGTTGTTGCAAACCAAAGTGGACAAACACGCACTGGCACAAATACTGAAGTGCGCGCAACACTGTCAAAAGAGTTTGTTAATGATCGTGTCATTTCAACATCAGTTGTTCCGTTTATTCGATCAAGAAAAATTGCATTCCTTGCGCGTGGATTAAAACTTCAAACTATCGTGCATCCTTTCTTTGACGAAGTTAATATATCAAAGTATATTACGCCTGCATCAAGAATTACATTTACAAGTTCTGGGTTGTTTGATTATGTAACCAATGTTGGACAAGATAACGATGAAGTTTCACGCCGTATTGATAACGATGTGCAAACTGCGCTGAACAAAGGTGATGTAATTTATGTTAAAGAAAGGGCTGGCGTTACATATAATACTGCCGATTCATCGCTTGCAGCAGGTGTTTGCGTGCTGCAAGAAGTTCAACCTGGCGGTGATAAAAATGTTTTAATTATTCCAACAAAAGGTGAATTTTTAGTTGGCGATATTATTAAAGGCACAATTAGCGGAACAGAAGGTACCGTAACTGCATATGATAGAAAGCAACAAGGCAATCAGCTTGTAACTAATTTTGGCGGTGACGTAGCAGGTATATTTGATATTCCTAATACTAATGCATTAAGATTTCCAACTGGTAATCGCGAGTTTAAGTTAATTGATAACTTAGATAATAACGACTTAACAGCTAAGACTCGTGGCTTTGGTAACTATCATGCCGAAGGTGTATTACAAACATGGCAAGCAACATATAATTCGGTTCGCAATGCAGAGGTTGTTCGTACAACAGTAACCGATGAAAGAACAATTGTTACCGATGAAAGAGTTGGGCGACTGATTCGTGATACAGGATGGTATGATCCACTTGCACAGACATTCCTTGTGCAAAACCGAGGTGGTGCATTTATTACTTCCGTAGACGTCTGGATTGCGTCTGTAGATCCAGTCAAACCAATTACAATGCAAATCCGTGAAGTTGTCAACGGTTATCCAGGTAAAAATATTTTACCATTTTCAAATATATCTTTGTATCCACATGAGTTACGTGAAGATAATCAGCCTCCTGGGTATGGTTTTTCTGCAAATACAATAGAAGTTGATGGCGGCCTATGGTTAGCACCGGATAGACCAGTTAAGTTTAAAATGAAAGCTCCAGTATATGTACAAGATGTTGGTGAATACTGTATCGTTCTTTTATCTAATTCTAATAATTATCATGTTTGGACATCAGAACTCGGAGGTATTGACGTTACAACTTCAACGCCAAGATTAATTTCTGAGCAGCCATATGCCGGTGTGCTCTTTAAATCTCAAAATGCATCAACATGGACCGCTCACCAAAATGAAGACTTGATGTTTAGAATTAATATTGCTGAGTTTGAAACCGAAGGATCTGCTGAATTTGTTAATGCAAAGGTTAATAATGTAACTCTCAATAACGATCCATTCTTTTTTAGAGTTGGTTCAACTCACATGAGAGTGTTTCATGCTAATCATGGATTGTATAACAATGCTAAGGTTACAATTTCAAATGTTGCTTCTGGAGAATACAATGGCGTAAGTTCCTCAGCAATTAATGGTGAGCATACCGTCGTGCATGTTGAACAAGATGCATACGTTGTTCAATTAAATGGCATTGAGCCAACATTGACTGGTAGAACGGGTGGTACTGGTGTAAGAGCTTCACGTAATGTCAAGTTTGACGTATTACAACCAATTATTCAACAGCAAAAATTTGCAGATACTGGACTAACATTTCTTACTCGTACAACTTCAGGCAAATCAATTCATGGTTCGCAAGCAGCCGGTGACTTATCAAATTATATACCAATTACTGTCAATGAAAACAATGAATTTGTTAGTCCAAGAATGGTAACATCCGAGGAAAACGAAAGTAATGGCAAATCGTTTTTCTTAAAGGCAAATATGAGTACAACAAATACTTCCTTGTCTCCTGTTATTGACAGTGCTCGTACATCATTGATTACAGTGTCTAATAGGATTGATGATCCAACAGTGGATAACATGAATCAAATCAATTTGCTTGACGTGTATAATTTATTTTCAATTGAAACAACCAATCTTTCATTTAGTGGCAATACTATCACTACAACAAATTCTGGCATTGCAGCCGCATTTAGATCATTGCGTGTAGGAAAACAAATCAAAGTTGTAAATGGTCTAAATGATGATGAAATTAGATTGATTACAAATATTACCGATGATGGATTGACTGTTACTGTCAATGAAGCTTTTGAAGATCAACAATCTCCGCCAGCAACTCAAATTGTTGTTTACGATAATTATGTTGATGAAATTGGGCCAAGAAGTTCTTCTTCTGCAAAGTACTTGACTCGTAAAATTAATTTTTCTGGTTCCGCTGCAACATCGACATCGCTTAATGTTCGCTTTGCTGCTCAAGTGCCGTCTGGTGCAAGAGTTGATATATATTACAAGATAGCAGTTGTTGGAGATTCAACAGAATTTTCAGAATTGACTTGGGTCTATATGGGAACGGTCGGTGTTAATAATGTCATGACCGATCAATCTTTAACTCGAAATGGACTACCAGAGTTTAATGCAGCATCAATAAAGTTAGTGATGAACTCAACAAACTCTGCGGCAGTACCAAAAATTAAAGATCTTGTTGTAATTGCAACGGTATAATTATGAAGTTAATTAAAGTAAAAGACTCAGTTGGTTTGCATCGAGAATTGGAATCAGGCGCAATTGTTAATACATCAGTCGATGATTATGAAAAGTATCTGAAGAAAAAGGAAGCCATGCTGAGTCAAAAAAAGAGATTAGACAATTTAGAAAGTGATGTAGGTGAAATTAAAAATATGCTAAAAGAACTTTTGTCTAAATCATAAATTAAGAAAAAAAAGTTTATAAATATTCTAAAGAAATAGAATGAGTTAAATATGTTAAAAGAAAATCTTTCAGTAAAGGGTATAGTAGAGCTATCTTTATATGATAGCCACACCCATGAACTTAAGCATAGCGAAACCGTAAACAATTTAGTTACTATTTTAGGTAAAAATTTTATTGTTCGTAAAGTTTTATTCGAATCGGATGATACTGAAAAAGTTTCAACTATTGCAGTTGGTACGGGGAATACTGCCGCAACAGTAGATGACACTTCAATGGAATCAGAGTTGGCGACTGAAACAATAAGATTTAATTTTATTGATACAGTTAACACAAACGTAGTTCATTTCGTTTCAACATTTGCTGAAGGTACTGGCACTGGCACTATTAGGGAAATAGGATTGCTTAGTGATTCTTCACCACAAAAACTCTTATGCAGAACCGTTGTTAGCACTCCTTTTGAAAAGGCAGCAACGGATTATCTCGTTGTTTCTTGGAAATTACAAATCGGATAAAAGATGGCCTCAATTACAAAAAGACTAGTCGAAAATAGACCTCTAACAAATGCTGAGGTTGATGATAACTTTGATAACCTGAATATTGAAAAAATTGAACGTGATGGTTCAATACCCATGACGGGTGATCTTTCAACTCCAGGAATTAAATCAACATCCTCAGCGAATGGCCTTAAAGTTTATAATGAAAACGGCGATGAAGTTGCGAGTTTTGGTGCTGGTAACGGTAGTGATGTTGTGTTTAATGGCAGTATTAGTGTTGGCGGTTCTGGCGATCTCGCATTAGAAGGCGGCTCAATTACTGTTAATAATTTGATTGTTACTGGTAGAATTATTGCAGACCAATTAGCAAATGAATATAACATTTCAAATGACGGAGAAGTGTTTACCGCTAAAGGATCTGGTAATGCCAGCGGTCTCATTGCAACTGTTGATACAGTGTTGACGCTTGAAATACTCCAAGGGGAATTTGCGGTTGGAAATACTGTTACTGGTGATACATCAGGAGCAACTGGAACTACGACTAAGTCTGTTGGCAATACAATAAATGTTAATCTTTCAAGTACTGATAATGTTTTTGAAGTAGGGGAAATTGTCAGAGATGCTGGCAATTCAGCAAGAGTATTAAAAGCAGCGAGCGCGAATTCATTTAAAGCTGGACAAAAGGTAAAAGTATTTGGTGTATCTGCACCTGGTGTCGCACAAGTTTCAAATGACATTACTGCGGTACTTACTAAAATTGGAACGGGAAGCGGTATAACATATCAATATTGGGTTGCTCTTTTTAAGCTTGATGATGGTAGCATTTCTCAAGCGGCGGCAATTTCCGATACAATTGAACATAAAGCAGCGGATCAATTTGATGCCGAAAATCATATTCAATTGCAACTAAGCAGACCAAGTTCTGAATTTGGCATTTTACTCTATAGAGGTATTGTCGGTGGAGACGGCGCAAGATTAATTGATGTCTTAGGTCCTGCTCAATTAGGTGAAGGTACTAATTCATTTTATAGTGACTTTGGCGGATTTGTTAACACTGAATGGTCAACCAAAGATACATTTGGCCGATATACTGAAAGCTCAGATGTGGTGCATTTTCCACTTATACCAATTGCATCCCCTAGAAAGGGGTGGGTAACTGCTGAAATTGATTCTGTAACAGATGCACAAACAATTACTTTCACAAGTAATTATGAAATGGATTCTGAAAATAATTTAGAAATCGTGCACGATAATACAGAAGGCCTTCAACAAATCATTGATGACAATGCTGATTTAGGCATTAATGCAATAACATTTCCTGCTGGAACATATTACACAAGTAAACTTCTTATTCCTTCTAATTTTATTTTTTCAGGTGAAAGCACAGCTGCGGTTGTTAAACAACTCCCATGGAATTTAGAATATTGGAATGATGCTCAAAGGGCGCAAGAAAAAGGATCAATCATTGTTCCTAAAACCGGCGGACAAGAAAATATATCTTTTAGAACAATTACTATTGATGGCAACTTAATCAATAATGTAAGATTCGGTCAGCCTAGACAAAACTATATTGTCAATTTACCTTCAATGACTAATTTGACAATTGATAACGTTTCAATCAAAAATACTGTTGGCGGTGGAATATGGGCATATCAAAGTCAACGCGTAAGAATACAAAACTCTGACATTATTAATGGTTCACTATCATATGATGCAGATGATCTTTCACCTATTAACTTTTCTGAAGTTAATTATTTAATTGTAAACAGCAATACATTTGAAAATTATGTAAGCCCAGTTGATGTTTCAGTTGTTTCTATTGGAAGTGTTGTTGGTAACACGGTAAGGAATTGCGGTTCTGGTATTTTAGTATACGGTTCAAGCAATCTTGTATCTTCGCCGAATTTAATTATGGGTCCTGATAATGAATTTATTCCTGGACCTGATACATTTAATTCTGATTACGATTCAATTAATATTACTGTTGAACCAGGACTAGGTTACGAATCTACAAACTATTTGTATACCGATGGTGGTGAGGCGGTTTACTTAGCAGAAGATGAACAAAATAATGTTCCAGGAACTGGCGTTACTCTAGAAGTTGATGTTCGCGCGTTAACTAAACTTGATAACGTTGAACAATTAAGATTTGATTATACTGCATCGCAAATCAATTCAGGTGAAAACCGGTTTACAATTTCCACACCAAATACTGGTCCCGGGGAAACAAGAGAAAACGGTTATTTTAACTTTAAGATTACTGAAGCAGAATCAAACGATTTGCCAAATCTTTCACAACTTAAATCCACTCATAGCTCTCAGCTTTCATCTGGTGAACAAATGATGGGTCTTGTATATAGAGTCAAGGCTACCACATATATGTTTACTGGAGAAGAAGATCGTATTGAAATTGCTGATACTGAAAATTATCAGCTAGTAGGATCTGATAAGTTTACTACAGTTGTTCTTAATGATGAAAACGATTACCCATATTTTGCAGTTGGTGACACGGTAAAGATTTTTGATCATAGCACTAATATTGCACTGGAAAACGAAGAGTGCATTGTTACTGAAAAAATTGATACTGGTATCGAAAGAAAAGTTAAAATTAAATTGCCTTCTGCAATAGATATTTCAGGAGCAACATCTGGTGGACAAACCGGATATATAGTTATTAGAAAAACGTTTATTATCGCCAAAGGAAGAATTAACTAATGTCTAGCCTAACTAATGTAAACAATAATGCCTCAGTGGTTGTTGTTGGTAGAACCGCACCAGTACCTCCTGGTCAACAACCTGCTAGCAAGTCTATTCCAGTTGTATTGGCATCAGACCAGCCAGCAATTCCTGTCGTAGAGCAAAATAAAATTGCTTCAGAAGTTGCTCTTTCTTTGCTGGGGATCCCGCGCTCAGAAGTTGCACTTGGCATTTTTGCTGATGTTAACACATATGATGTTAACCCAACAGAATGGTCAAGCACACCAGCAATTAGAGAAGATTTGCCTCCTTCATCAGATCTTCTTTACACTGGTTTTGATGGAGACCAAGGATATGGCGTTAAGCATATTCCAGAAGAATCTGGTGCGCTGGTTGAAGCTCCAGCAGATAAGTTTGCTGTTTTAACTTCAAAACGATTCTTTCGTTACCAGCCTGGTCGCGTGTCAGCCGCTACCTTTGGTGTTAAAACATCAACTATTGGCACGGAACCAAACTCTGAAAGACGCAATCCAGTAATTCGTAAGTATGGCATTTTTGATAATTTTGATGGTTATTACTGGGAAACTCGAGATCACGGATCTGGCGACCAACTTGTAGTCGTACGTCGTACACAGTCTTTAGTAAATGAAAACCCAAGATCGTTTATTACGCAACAGGTAGAAGATTATGGTATTGCTGGTGAACCGCCATCATCACAAAATGCTAATGGCACCTCTGGCGATTTAGTCATTTATAGAGACGGGTTAATAATGGTTCATGCTGCTATGTATGATCCATCGTTGCTAAAAGAAGAAGTTGATTCTGCAATCTCAAGTATTTCATCCGATAGAATTACTTTAAGTACGTCTGATGATGAATATTTTAACGGTCAGTATATTTCTTATCATACTGAAGAATCTTCAGTTATTACTGGTCTTACGCGAGGTAAAATTTATAAAGTTATTAATAAACAAGGCCCAGCAGGTGGAGAATATACAATTCAACTATCTGAGTTAGGTCTTCAGGGTGAAGGGAATACTCCAATTTCATTAGGTTCGTTAAGCGGAACACATATTCTTAGAAGTCCAACCCCGTTTATTTTCCCAGAAAATTCAACGAGTGGTGCACAAGATGTAATGTTCCCATATCAAAGATCATTTGGCGTTAACCCTGCCACAGGAGAGTATCAAGCTATTGATCCTGCAGTTGGATTTATTGACACCGCTGCTAGTCCTGCAAATATAGAAACTCAGATTGATACTGTTAACAATAGGTGGTCCGACTGGGTACTGCATAATGTTAAGCCAGAGTTTTATAAAGTATACGAGTATCGTGTACCGCGTTCAAGATTTTCTGGTGACTTTTTAAGCGGTGTACAATCTGCTCCTAATGATCCAACAAACGAAGTATATTATTCAGATGTTGTTCGTACCGGTTCTGGTGATGACACAATTAAGAGACCTGGGCAAAATGTAATTGATGATGCAACTGGTGGTAATATTGTTACAGACTCGATTTGGAATATTGACTTCAACAAAGTCATTATGCAAAAGATTGAATTTTCTTGGTATGGTGCCGTTGGTGCGCTGTTCCTTGCATACGTTCCAGTTTCAAACGGTGAAGCTCGCTGGGTGCGCGTTCACCACCTTCGCGCTTCTAACCAACTTAAGGTATCTTCACTTGGTAATGCAACCCTTCCGATTACTTATTTAGTGTATGGCGGTGGTTCAGAAAATAGATATGGTTATGTAAACAGTAGTAGGCTTCAAAATAGTGTGCCAGGGTCTGGTTCTTATTCTGAATATATTACTAAGTATGGTGCTTCATATTATATTGACGGCGGAGACCGTGGAACTGTAAGACTGTACAGCTATTCGTCTCCATCTGCAACTGATGTTAAAGGTTCTAAATACAGAGTTTTGGCCAATGCATCACAAGCGCAATCAGCAGATCCTTACATTACATTAAATGAATCTCCTCCATATGATAATAATCCAACAGTTTCAGATTTTTATATGGGTGGTACTGTTATCACAAATAGTGTTGTTGACCAAGGTGTTAAAGTTACTTGGGTTGATGTAAATAGCAGCCCAAAAAGACTGTACTTAAATAAAGCTTTAAGTACTACCAATTCTGGTGAAAGAATGGACATTCTTGTTGATCGTCCGCAAATTGTTTATGGTGTTCAAACAAAAACAGAAATTGTTAGTTCACAAGGTAAGCGCGTTAGAAACCGCGTGCAGGTATATCCAACACGATTGACCACTGGAGCTGCTGGGGATTCTACGGTTTCAGTACAGCTGATTAAAAATCCAATCTTTCAAACATTTGATTCTTATACTGGTGACGTTGTCCTTAATGAAGATACGGTTATTCAACCTGCAGGTCAACCTACTTTAATTCCAACAACGGCTGGTTCAGAACCTGATGCTATAGCAATTGGTGATTCAGTGTATGGATGGTTTAGAGGTTACCTATCTTCTGACATTAGCCAAAAGAAATTTTCAGTACTTGGTTTATTGTCTAGAACATCTTCAGGATTTTATAATTTTACTGCTAATGATGCCTATAGAGGAGAAGTTAAAATTACTGGTACTTTTCTTGTTGCAGAAAATTATGATGACGATGGATCAGTAGCAACAACTGCGCCAACAACATCTGAGCTTGCACGATTGAGCTCAATACTGATAAATAATGAAATACGTACACCAATACCTGGAACTGGTACTCAAGTTACTACGTTTTATGTTAATGATGGTGGTGATATTTTTGATCTTGCAGCTTATTTTGACTACAACAAAGATTACTTGTCATATCCTTTGACGAATGAAACAGATGCATTGTTTATTGCTTCTACTTCTGTGGATAATAACACTGCTCTTGATGGTAATGGTAATCCAACTGGTAGCCCAATTGTTCGTAGTTCAGTATTGTCAAGCTTAACATGGGAAGAACAGTAATAAATGAATTACATCAATGTTGTAACAGGTCAGGCGTCGAGTGCTGGTTCTAATTTAGTATTTTTACTTAGAATCAGCCCTATTAATCCATATGAACAAAAAGACTCCGAAGGCGAATATCCATCTGGAACTATTGACACATTTCATGCGTTAAGAGTAGGATACCTATTATCTCCTTCAGCTGGATCTGATTTAGAAGAATACACGCGAATCACTTCTTTATCAGTCGTTACAATAAGCAATGTAGATTATACAAGAGTTGAAATTGACAAGCCGCTTAAAAGCACTCTTGAAATTGGTATACCAATCGTAGCATATCCAAAATATAATCTTGGCCGCGATGTCAAGTTTGGCTATGATAAAATTCCAGTGCCGAATGTAACTAGAGATGTTCCTCTCTATGATATTGTTACTGGTGAAAAACTACTAGATGAAGCAAACAGACCACTTGTAACTGAAGCAAGTGAGGCAGTTGCACAAATTGCGACTGCTAGGAATTCTACTCCAGCCGTTATTGATTCAGAAACTATTGATCCTATTTTAATTGCTGATACTTTTGTTGCTTCATCTGAAGTTTCAAATACTCTTCTTGGTGTTGACAGACAAGAAACGCAATTAAGTCTTTTTTCAGATGTGTCTGTCTTAGGATTTGATGAAGATTATTGGGAAGTCTTTACTTTTAGAAGACCTGACAGAAGATTTAGTGCATGGGATCGAAGAGGAACTCGAGATTTTGGTAATCATTACGATGCACAAATGATTGAGGTTACTGATGAGCAAGCTATTCAAATAGGTACGTTTCCAACACCATATGTTTATCCTTTTGGGCCAAGATGGAATGACCAAGGATTGTATAATGAGCAGTTATACAATCAGTACAAAAACTTTATTCAGCTTGGAAATGATCTTTATGATTATTTTTCAGAAGCTAATCGTATCACTGAATTTGGTCTTGATGATAAAGGTAGAGAATTCCGCGAGCAATTTTTAAACAAAGACTTTGTAACTCTTAACGGTGATGATGTAGATTTTAATAATGTTTCTGATGCCGAAGGTTTTGTTTTAATTGATACTTGGACGCGTACTTGGGTTGATATTCTTGATAATAGATTAAGAGACCCAAGAACACCTGATGGTCTAATTACAGCCGCATTTATTAATTCTATAACTAACAGAAATCCGCCTTTTGACGAAACTCGTCCTGGATATGAATCAGGTTGGCAACGATATGGCTATATGCAATCAAGAAAGGCATACCGTTATCAACCTGGACGCATTTCTGGATTTACTTTTGGTGCAAGAGCAAGCTCAGATTCGGGCTCTAATGCAAACACTATTGAGTGGGGAATTTCAAATCCTACTGATGAATACGTATTTCAGATTCGTGGCGCAAGCTTCAATATTGTTAGAAGATCGACAGTACCTTTAGATCCAGATGTTGTTAGGGCTCAAGGATTAGATCCGTCGACAGATCAGGTTTTGACAGAAAAAGGCGATCCTTTTGATATTGATCCTGATACAGGTGAACTTAGACAATATTTTGAAATGGTAATACCACGCGAACGATTTAATGGCGACCCATTAAATGGTAATGGCCCGTCTGGTTACTTGTTGACTACGCAAAACGTCACAATGTATAAAATTGAGTTTGGATGGTATGGTGCTATTGGTGCTAAATTTTATGCATATATACCAATTGATAATGGCGAAGCTAGGTGGGTATTGATTCATACGCTTGTTATTGAAAACAAATTAGGTGAACCATGTTTGGCTGATCCGTACTTTAGATTTAAATATACGGTTAACATTCAAGAAGCCGCACGAGTAAGATTCCCACAATTCATTTACAAATATGGTGCATCATGTTATATTGATGGTGGTGATGATGGTACGGTTGTACAGAGATCTTATAAATCTGGTGTAAGAAACGTTAATCAAAATGATCCAAAATCGTTAATGGGTATATATCCTAAGACTGAAATTATTAATGACTCTGGATTCGTAAAGCCTAATAAAAAATCAATATTTCCAAAAAGCGCTTCACTCACTGCATCAGAACTCACTAAGGTTGAAGTGGTAACTTGTACTGCATGCCCAGGGTTTGGACATAACTACAATCATGGCTTAGCGTCAAATGAATCTGGCAGAGTTGTTAATATAAAGTTTTTAAACGGTGCAAAGACACTAATTGAAATAACAACTACAGATGAATATTTTACTGAAGCTGATATTGGTTCAAAAATAATTGCTGATGGATTGTGGTCTGGTTATATTGATTCAGTTGATGTAGAAACTGGGCCTGACAGTGGATTATTTGAGCAGGCTAGTGTTGTCAGGATGATTAGACCAGCATACAGCAAAACGTCTAATGACGGTTATCCAGATCAAGTATATTCTATTACTGCAGACGATTTGATTACAATTCCAGTTGGCACAGAATATCCGTATCCCGTAAGACTGACAAAGTATGATGCTGTTGCAGGATCAACTACTCCGCTGACTGGAACAAAAATTGACATTCAGTTTTTAAATCCTTCAATACGAGAAGACGAACGTCACTTTGCAGAATTTTTACTAGGTGTCACTGACAGGAAACCGACTGAATATTTTGATTCTGATGGTGAACCACAGCTTGGCTGGGACTATGAAGAAGTAGATCCAAGACCAGAGCTTCCTTTTGATGATATGATTTTTGCTGAAATTACTCAATCAACAACACGACGAAATAGATTCGGGTATGAAATTGGCGAATCAAATTATCCACCAGAATATGTTGGAGAAATTGACTATAGAATTCCAGTGCCTCCTGGTGATGATAGTGGAGTCTGCTCTAAGCTTACGGTTGAACTTCAAGAAAGACAACCCTTAACTGTTACGATGGTGCAAAACAATCCTAAGACTGGAGCCGTTGATGGGCAATATTATTTGACATTAAGCGGTCAACAGTTTCCATCTGGAAGCATAATTAATGGAGAAATAGGAATTGCATCTGGCGATGTTTTCGTTGAATCTGGAATATTATTTACATCAGAACAAGATGATTTTGAATCAGATAATACCACGATTTATTTTGCACAAATATCAGGACAGCTGCCTGGAGTTAATCCTGGCGATTCGGTGCAAATTGCATTGACTCCTGTTAGATTATTTGGGCAACATGTAGATACTGCAAAGATCATGAAATTTAATCCATTTCCATTGTATTTGGTTTGCATGATGAGGGATAATTCATTAGTAAATTCGGTTTCGATTAAAGAAGTAGTTGGCAATACCACGGTGGCATCGACTCCTAAGTGGATTTTGAATCCTAATATGTCACTTTCTCCTGCAATAAATAGTAATGCAGTTGATGATTTACCGCCAGTTAATTTTATTTCTGAAAACCGATTAGATTCAGCTTCAATTGATACGCAGCTTGAACAAAAGCTAAGACCATATGAAGTCCTCGATTCTTTTTATGTCGGTAAGGATGAAACAAAAGTTGTTGATCTCACAAATATTTACGGGGCAGATCGTGAAGAAATTACACCCGATTTATTTAACTTGGAAGCAACATTTTTTATCGGAACTAGTGTAGATGAATCAACTGGAACAGTCCAAATAAGTTTAAATACGGCAGAACAATAACATGGCCTTTAAAACTCAAGTATATTACGGATATAAGATAGAAAACAACTTAGCTGATGTAATCAATTCTAATGAAGCGTTACAAACAATCGGCTTAAATGTTGGAGATTTGGATATTATTCGAGGATCATCTGATTCTGGTATTTTAAGAGATGACCTAATTGCAGTTTCTGGATTGGATCGTGAAGTATACAGAACGCTTGATAGATACATTGGAGACACTGAAGAGTATAGAAATATTTTAACTAATTCTGCAGGTGCTGATAAAGTTCTTTTTGGAAACATTAACGTTAACGGTGCCATTGGTGGATCTGGCATTAGATACAAATATCTTAATGATAATAATGAATTAAAAATTGCTGATATTTCGACATCACGCACATCGGCATGGTCAACTGCTACTGGTAACCCTACAGACAGTGATCCAATTTTTTATGGAAACCAAATACAAGTATCATCAGGTGGCAAAATAAGTGTAGATCAAATTCAGTGGGGGCAACGTGCAGAACCTAGAGAATTTGATGCAGAAGTAGCTACTCATAAAATTACGACTACAATTAATGATCAAGTGGTTAAGCTTTATGCAATGAAGTCTATTCCATTAAAATTGGAAGGCTACTTTAGCAATTTTACTGGAACCGTAAGAATTAATCAAGTAAATGATTTAAAAGTTTCTTGGAAAATTACTAATCAAATAAATTCATCTGATGTACAAAAATATGCAAATTTTGGAAACACTTCTGAAAGTACATTAAGATATGGTAGTGTAACAGGCGCTCCTAGAGCAATTGAAGTTTATTATCCTCCAGATAATATAACAGGGTTATTTTTTAGATTTATTGGTCTTAAAGAATTGCCGCCTGCAAGTTTGACAAATCTTAATGACTTAAACGTATCTTTTAATGAAATTGATACTATACCAAACATTAATATATTTGCACCAAATTTGCAATCTTTAGATATTAGTAGAAACAACTTAACATTTAGTCCCGATAAAACTCTTAGAAAGTTGGGCGTTGAAGCTGTGAGCAGATTGCCTTCATCATTAAGATCTTTAACTGCGTATTCAACTTTTAGTGGTTCTATAAGATGCGTGCAAACAGATACTTCTGGAGAACCAATTTTAGATTCTGGAAATAATTTTGTTGAAGGTTCGCCTGGTGGTAAATCTGTAATTGAAGCAAGATTTCCAAATCTTGTTACGCTAAATTTTGGAAGACCTAACACTGAAGACATTCCATTTTTTGCCCCCGACTCATACGATAGCTTAGCATTTTTACCTTCGGTTTCAAATACGTGTCAAAATTATAATTGCAATTACAATGATTTTAGACGAGTGCCATCAAGCGGTGTAAAAAATCTTACAAATCTTCGCAATCTGAATCTTTATAGTAATTATAATTTAGTTGATACTGGTACATTTGGTGTTGATTCAGATGTAATAGAAACAATTAATATTGGTAGAACTATATTACCAATACCAGATCTTGGAAACAGACTTCAGCTTACAAGATTTTCATATAGGTATAATCGCAACAAAAATCCTTTGTTTGCAGGAACGCCTGGATCATTTACTGATGGCGGATATAAATTTAGAAGTTGTACTTCATTAAATACCCTTGATTTGTATGAATCAAATGTTGAAGGTTTTATTCCAAGATTTAGCGGAAACAATTCTTTGCAAAGAATTGAAATGTATAATTGCGACAGTATTACTGGCGGAAGACCAGACAATGGTTTTCATGGTTATGCAAATGGTAAGACGTATATAATGTATAATGACACATTTGCTGATACGCCTGACTTAAGATTTTTTAGGGTAAGATCACGAAGCTTGCTTGAGGGCGTCGGATTTGAAGAAAACACTTTCAATGGATTGCGCAGGCTAGATTTCTTATATTGGATGTCTTACAGAAGAACTGGAAGAGGTGGTAATGTTCAGTTACCTAATATTTCTGGTTGCCAATCTTTAAGACATTTAATTATGCCAGTCAACGATTTTACTGGTTCTATTCCTTCAATGGTATCAAATGATAGGATTTATTATATACACTTAGCACATAATAAGTTAGGCGGACAAATTCCTTCATTTACTAGTCGACTTAACTTAGCATTTGTCTTTCTTTATGACAATAATTTAACATCCTTTCCAGGATTTGTGAATCTTCCGCGACTTCAAACTGCATACCTTCATCAAAATCAAATAGAAGGGGCTATACCAAACTTTTCTGGTGAAACGCCAAATTTAAAAAGGCTTTATTTGTACAACAATAGATTTGATTTTTATACAAAAGGGTCTTTTGTTGAACTCACAAGACTTCAAAAACTAGACATATCTAGAAATGATTTGTCTACTTCTGATTTAAATAATATCATCACGGATCTTTATGAAAATTATTTGTTAGCTCAAAGAGGCAATGTTAGCATTAATTTAAGAAGTCAATCAAATGCACAAGGATACAATCCATCCTCTTCAGGACCTGCAACAGAGCAAGCAGTCAAAGAAAAAATAGATGCTTTGAGAAATGCTGGTTGGACAATTAATTTGTAAGGTAATGTAAAATGTCAAGAAATCAAGGATTTGAATTAGAGAAAAATCTAAGCGAGTCAGTTAGTGACGGTTCAGCCTTAGATAACTTGGGCGGTGGAAATATTTCTGCCGATATAACTCTTTTTCGTAACAATACAAAAAATACATCAGAACTCATTTGGAAATACAGCGTAGAAGGATCGTTTATATCAAATAATAAATTTATTTTTCCAAGATCTGATCTTTTTATTTTTACAAACAATGATGAAGTTAAAGTTGATTTACCAAGAAATGCCAGTGCAGGCGATGACCTTGGCGGCTTAAATAGTAACACGACGTATTATGTTGTAGAATATGAAGAAAACCTTGGTTCTGAAAATAACCAATTAGCATTTGGGTTGTCAACTACCAAAGGTGGATCAAAAGTTAACATTGGATCTGTAACAAACGGCATTAGGTTTATTCGTAATGATGAAGTTACTTTTAACAATATACTTAATATTGCAACACCAGAAACACTTAACGAAGAAAACGAACTTGAAACTGATAGAGCTTTTTCTTTTAATATTGGCTCTTCATTTGATGATGCATTTAATACCATTAATTCAAACATTGATTTATTTGGCTTTTTAAGAAGAGAAAAGTATACTATTGATGCAAGTGTTAATAGCGATAATCAAGTTAGAATTGAAGGTGCTATTTCGATCAATGATCCAGCTGCAACAAATATAAATAACGGAGCATTAGGAAGAGAAAATTCTCCTGGGCTGTATATTACAAATCCATTTTCGCCAAATGGGGTTTTAGGCATTGAAAAAACTAGAGCTGGCTCTACTAGCCAAAACCCATGGACAGATATAGGCAAATTAGTAACGCCTTCTGCCGAAGTTAACATTGGCGATTTATTTTTTGAAAGCGGAATCATTATTGATGATTTCGACGATGTCAACAATGAATCAGGTGACACCGCACTCCCACAAAATTTTACTCATAAGCTACCAATCACTATTAACGGCATAGAATACTTTGTGTTACTTAAACAGTAGTACAAAGAATTTTAAATGGTGTTCCAGTAGCATCCTCAATAGTTAAAGTCCTGTTATATGTAGCACTGCCTGAAACTGTTTCTGGTGGTGCTTCTACATTTGCGGACAAACCTACAAATTTTAATTTTCCTGGCCCTGTAGTAGGATTAATTTCAATGTCTGGAAAAGAATTTGGCGTTTTCATGCCATCTTCTGTTGCAACAAATGGGAATGAAACATCTTCCTGTGGAAAACATATTTCTTTAGATTCTGTAGTTCCTGCTGGAGCAAATACAACGATTTGATCTGCATCAATATCGCCATTTTGAATATTAGCTGATAGTGTAATTTCAGAAAATGATGTTTGTCCTGATGATGTAAACGAAACTCTTTCGTCTTTACTTATTGCTGACGTGTTTGCTGCAGAAGTTTCAATTAACAATTGATTGCTATATGATATTCCTTCTGGCGGAAAACAAATTTCTTTAGACTCCGTCGTTCCTGCTGGAGCAAACACAATAAGCTCATTCCCAGGCAGGCCGCCTGTTTTAATATTATTAGACAATGTAACAACATATTCAGTTGCAGTGCCTGGAATTGATAAGGTAAAAACTGTATCTTCTGCAACAGTAGCAGTTGTTTTATTACTTGTTGTTACAATTTTTTCTGTCGTAAATGTACGATTAGCCTCAGGTACACACCATACTTTACTTTCATTAGTTCCTGGTGGTGCAATAATAATAGGAGCATCAGCTGGAATTTGTCCAGAAGTATCCGCTGAAGTTGTTATTATTGCATAAGTTACAGTTTCACTCTTTGGTCTAAAGTATAATTCAATTCCAACTGGAAGATCGTTTAAAAGAGCCGCATTAAGATATAATCCTAAATAATCGTTACTTCCTCCTGTTGATGCTGTATATACTTTAGCAAATATATAAGCATCCTTTGGAATTATATTAGGTATTTCACAATATACAAAATAATCATTCATATTTGCAAATGATGATAAATTTTGGGCGCTAAATTCTAGTAAATTAGCATCTTTACTAGTAAGTTTGGTAGTCCGTAGCTTTTTTAAAGTTGCAGATCCATCAAACACATTAGTAATTGTAGTGCCGATAGGAAACACATCGAAGAATTCTACTGTTGAACCAATTATTGAATCATTTGGTTTTGGTAGTTTAACAGTAAAATATTTAAATGTCTCAAGTAAAGAAATTGTACTGAACGCAGTAAGATCATAAACTCCATTACAAAAATCTGTCATATTTTGTATGGCTGTAATTGTGGTATCAGCTGGATAAATGCTGCCAGATTGAATTGCATGTCCGACTGAAAGGCTAGCATTATTATCTAAAACCATTTTTTCTGATCCGTCATCCCATTCATAAGGAACAGAAATTGCTGCAGTTGTTGTATAGGTATTATTTGGAAATACAATATCAGTATTAATAGAAATTTCAATTTGATTTTGTCCTGCAGCTGCACTGTTTGTTGTAATTGCAGATGTTACGCCAGTACAAAATGTTGATATTGGAATGACATCAGTTACTACAACACCGCTCGGATAAGCACTGCCTTCTGTTTGAACTTCATAACCATCTTCAATATTGCTGTTGTTTTCAACAACAATTTGTAACGAACCAGAGGATCTTGCAATACTAGCAGTTGTATCAAATGTGTCGACGCCAACGGTATCAATATTGTCAACTGTAGTTCCTTCTGGAATTCTGTTGCCATATTGTACAATCTGTCCTTCTTGAATGTTTACATTTGGTTCAACAATCAGTGTATTTGTACCATTAGGAGATACTGATATTGTTTTTGATGCATAAATGTTAGTACAGTATTCACCAATTGAATCATTTATGGCTCCAGATGATTTGTACACAAATACAAATGGATCGCCACTGGTACTACTAGCAGTAAAGTTTTCTTCAGTTGTAATTGAATTAGAAGTTTTTGATTTTACTCTGTTATATGTAGGAGATCCTAATGCAACAATCACATCACCAACTTCAACAAGATCAGTAAGACTTGATGATACATTAGTAATTGTATCGTTTCCAGAAGACCATGTTCCTTCAGAAACTCCAATTAAACCGCGATGATCTGCAAATCTAATATTCACAGTGTCAGTTAATAAAATTGGAGTATCTAAAAATACTCCAGTGTTGTACATTACATTTTTTACGCGTGTGCCCAATGGAATTACAGATGTGTCAGATGCAATTACGTAATTACCAACTTCTGCTTGATCAGTAATGTTTAAAGGAATATAATTATCATTTTCTACAACCGAACGATTGCTATACGAATCGCTGAAAATATCAGAAAGCGATGTTGGTGGTTCATAACTTATGTTAATGGTATTTAATGTTAAAATTGATCTATAATCATTATATTCCGATTCGCCCCCAACATCACCGCCGCCAGATGTCAAACGGCTATTGTAATAATCTAAGAAATTGCCGTAGGCAACTGTGCCTATGGTTGGATTTTTATTGTACGACTCAGATTGAAGAAACTTGTAATTAAAATAACTTGTTTCGTCAACAATACCAGGATTATCAACCCAAAATGTTATTGTACGTATATCGTCAAAGCTTGTAATGTCTTCATCATCTGGATACCAAAATCTTATTCTTATTTTATATGATTCAAATTCTTCAAGGTTTAATGTTGTAAAAGAATTTCTTCCTTCAATTTCACCAAACTGAAACCTAAATGTAAAAGTTGTTCCTGCTGGTATATTTTCGTCAAGCGGCTCGGATAGTTCAATAATGCCTTCGTCACGACTGTCAATAGATAAAATTGTAACAGGCGTTTGGTCATAACCAGTCGTTAAAGGATCGGTAAATTGATTGAATGAATCGTTTACCAAAATGTCATTTGTTAACAAATTGATAATACCAGCAGGATTTTCTAATTTAAGTGTTGTATCACCTGCAGTTGCAGCTTCAACACTAAATGTATATTCTACTTGCGATTTGCGAGCATGGAGTACATAGTTTCCGTTTCGATCATCAAATTCAACTGTAAAAAACGAAGAAGATCTGTAACTTAATCTCCAGACACCAGATTCTGTTGGTCTAAAAAATCCAGTCCAAGATACCCCGCCAAACCTATCGGCAAAGTTGTCATTTATTTTTCTGTTAAAATCAAAAAAGCCATTTTCCCAAAAGACTTCTTCATATACTTCACCGTCACTTGGAGTCGTAAATATATTTTCAACATCAACAGCTTCTGAATCAATATATTCCGATTCGTAATATCTTGCGGTCAATCCATCGCCGCCGAAAAACTGTGGCTCGCCTGTCGTAAATTCAGCAATATCAAATCGGTTTTTTAGTTTAATGGTAGTTCTAAGTTCAATGGGATCGCCGTTTTCATCAGTGCTTGTCGTAAAAAATGGAACAAGCGCACCTTCATCATTAATAACTCTAACTGCTGAATTTTGTATATTTAAAAAATCAGCGTTAGTCATTGTAGTTGAGCTAATATTTTTAATAGCATCAAGATCTACAGACGTAAATGTTTCTCCTTCTTCAAGGACTAGTCCATCTAACAAATTATTTAATGCCTGGTTTTTATCAGGAATATCCGTAAAGTTTAAATCTCTTCTTAGACCTTTTTTATTTAAAGTACGAGCCATCGTTTTCAATCCATTAAATGTGTTATAAATACTGATATTATTTATATAATTGATTTCTGAAGATATTAAATTGAGAGTATTTTTTTTATAAATACAATAAAGAATATTAGAGGATAAGCATGGCATCGTATGCTAATATGAGCGCCGATCAAGGTGCGGATTATCAAACTTCACTCGAATTGGAAGACGGCAATGGAGATCGAGTGGATCTTACTGACTATAGCGTGTATGGGCAAATTCGTCGTACCTATAAATCTTCTGTTGCTGAAGATTTTCAAATTACAATAGCCGATGCTATTAATGGTGTTATCAGAATTGAGCTTTCTGCTTCACAAACAGCAGGTATGAAAAGCGGAAGATATGTTTATGATGTTTATGCCACCAATGAATTATTAAATAAGACTATTAAGCTGATTGAAGGAATCTTTGAAATAATTCCATCTGTAACTAAGGACGTTTAATTTCAAATGTCAATAAAAGCAAAAATACGTCATCAAGATAGCCTAAGGGTTAAATTAAAAAGCCAAGACAATCTTAAAGTCAAATCTAACATATCTACCACAAAGGCATCTGAATTAGAAGATATTGATTTGACTAACTTAGAAGATGGTTCTGTTTTAGTGTATTCTACAAATTCAGGTAAATGGGAATCCACGAATCTTCTAGAAAAACAAACCGTTGAATGCGGACAATATTAAAGGGATTACATAAATGGCATCAACAATTAAAATCAAACGTTCAGAGGTATCAGGTAACCCATCGGTACTAGGTGCTGGTGAACTAGCGTATTCATCATTACCTGATAACGGATCCAATGGCGGTGATCGGCTTTATGTCGGTACAGGTGCAGAAACCCAAGGCAATGCAGTTAATCATATTGTTATTGGGGGTAAGTACTTTACCGATATGCTTGATCATCCCAAAGGCACTCTTACTGCAAATTCTGCATTAATTGTTGATGGTAACTTTAAAATTGATGTTATTAATGTCGACAATATTACAATTGATAGCAACACAATTTCGTCAACTAACACTGACGGCAATATATTAATTGATCCAACCGGTGACGGTTACGTACAAATTGTAGGTACAAATGGGCTGGTCATTCCCGTTGGCTCGACGACTCAACAAGGTCCAGCAGTTGCTGGTGCTATTCGATATAACTCAGAAAATACTCAGTTTGAAGGGTTTTCTGGTACTAATTGGTCTTCACTTGGCGGCGTTCGTTCTGTCGATGGTGAAACATTTATTTCTGCAGAATTAAATCCTGGTGATGGTGATGACACTTTAAGATTTTATACCGATTCCGTATTGAGGATGACGATTGATACGGATTCAATTGACGTTTCAAGTACAATAGGTACCGTTAATATTGATGCAACGACTACATCAATAAATTCAAGTACTGGTGCATTAGTTGTTGATGGTGGTGTCGGTATTGCTGGTGCACTGAACATTGGCGGAAGCTTTAATGCAACAGGCGGAATTAACGGTACAGAAATTGGTAATGTAACACCTGATGTTGGTACCTTTACACAAGTCAATTCCGATAATATTACGATTGATGGTAACTCGATTACATCAACTAATGCAGACGGTAATATTAATATTACTCCTAATGGAACAGGTAAGACCGTCGTTAGTAATTTGTACATCGGTTCAGACTCAATTGAGGAATATATTCAAGATGTAACTGGTGGGCAATTGCTTGCTGGTGAAGGTATTGATATTGTATACGATGACCCAAATGGTACATCGACTATTTCTGCAGAACTAGCAACATCGTCAAATCGCGGTATTGCAAGTTTTGATGATGTTGACTTTACAGTCACATCAGGTAATGTTACTCTTAATGTAGAGCGCATTGAAGATATTGTTGGCGATCAATTAGAAGGCGGAGAGTCAATTACTCTTACCTATGATGATGCCGGTGATGGGACATTAACTATTGATGCAAATATTGCAACAACATCATCGCGAGGTGTTGCATCGTTTGCTACTGCAGACTTCAATGTAACAACTGGTGCCGTTGAACTTAAAGACACTGTTGTTAAATCTGTCACGACTGATGATGGTCCACTCACTCCACAATCACATGGTATATCAATTCTTGGCGGTGAAGGAATTGATGTTACGCATTCCGCTTCAGTAATTACCGTTACTGGTGAACTGGCAAGCACTTCAAACATCGGTGTTGCATCGTTTGATTCAGGCGATTTTGTTGTCAGCAATGGAGCTGTTTCAATTAAGGCAGCTGGCGTCGGTAATGCACAGCTCGAAAACAGTACGGTAACCTTTGGTTCAACAACAGTTGCATTGGGTGGAACATCAACAACTCTTGCTGGATTGACTGAACTCACCGTTGATAATTTAAACATTAACGGTAATAGCATTACTGCAACAAATACAAATGGTTCAATTAATTTGAATCCAGACGGTGACGGAACCGTTGATGTCAATGGCTCACGAATTACTAATCTTGCTGAACCGACTCAAGCAACCGATGCTACAACAAAACAATATGTCGATGCAGTCGCAGAAGGCCTTCAAGCTCTGCCTGCAGCCAAGGGTGCTACGACTGACAACCTTTCTGCTACCTATGCAAATAGTGCACTGACCTCGACAAGCAATGGTGCATTCCCAACAATTGATGATGTGTCATATGAAGTCGGCGACAACATTCTTGTTAAGGATCAGACCAGTGCAAATGAAAACGGTTCATATGTGCTCACAACTCTTGGTGATACAAATAACCCTTGGGTACTGACTCGTTGTGATTTTTGTAATGAGTCAGATGAAGTTGTTGGTGCATTTGAGTTTATTCAAAGCGGTACTCTATATGGTAATACTGGTTGGGTTGCAACGGTTGATGATGTAGCTACCTTTACAATCGGTATAGATGATATTAACTGGGTGCAGTTTTCTGGTGCTGGTACGTACCTTCCAGGCGACGGTATTGAAATTGATGGCACGACGTTCAATGTGTTGCTTTCAACTACTGGCGGTCTGGAGTTTACTGGCGCAAATGCAATTGGCCTTAAGTCTAGTGTCGGTGGTGACGGTCTTGTTAATACGGACGGCGTACTAGATGTTGTTGGTACTGCAAATCGCATTTCCGTAACTGCAGACGCAATTGATATTGCTTCTACATATGTCGGTCAGGCATCTATCACTACACTTGGCACAATCAGTACTGGTACATGGCAAGGTACAATTATTAGTCCTACCTACGGTGGTACTGGTGTCGACAATGGATCAAGCACGATTACGATTGGTGGTAATCTTGAGTTCAATGGTGCACATGCAACCACGATTAATGTTACTGCCTCAACAAATGTAACGCTGCCAACTTCAGGTACACTTGCAACTCTTGCAAATACAGAAACGCTAACCAATAAAACAATTAACAATTCAGACATTGGTGTTGCTGATCCAGGTACTGGTGCATTTACTGATCTGACAGCAAACGGTGATGTTACCTTTACAGCAACAACTGGAACGACATCACCGACGACTGGAACTCTTGTTGTTTTTGGCGGTGTCGGTGTCGGTGAAGATATTCAGTTGGCTGGAGATTTAATTGGATCTGGTGCGGCCACAAGTAACATTGACGGATTCACAATTGATGGTGGAACCTACTAATAAATAAGAGTGAGGGTATATACTTTCACTTTAATTTTGTGATACCCTATATAGGGTTTTGTTTATTAAGGAATATTCCTAATGGCTGCAAATTTGCTTAAGCATAAGCGGTCAGCTGTACCAAATAAAGTACCGGGAGTCGGTGACTTAAGTTTTGGTGAGTTGGCAATTAACACTTATGATGGTACCGTTTACTTAAAACGTGACGGAGCATCGGGTGAAGAAATTGTTAAGCTAAGTGGTATTGTTGCAAGTGATTCTCGTATTATTGTAGATGAATTTACTGGTGACGGTACTACTACTGATTTTGTTTTAAGCATTGCTCCAGAAACAGAAGACTTTTCTTTTGTTACCATCAATGGTGTCGATCAGCACACTTCCTCATACGCAATTTCAAACGCAACTCTTACTTTATCTGAAGCTCCCGCAAGCGGTGATGATATTGAAGTAAGAACGATAAATGTTAATCAGGCTGGTGTATCTTTAAGAGACTATAAATCATATGTTTATCAACCCACCACGCCGACAACAACTATATCTGGGCTTGATGAAAATAATAACACCCTTGAGTATGATATTGAAAAGGTTGAAGTATATCTTAATGGTGTACGTTTAGTTAATGGATTTGACTATACGGCTGGTGATGGTACATCTGTTGTACTAGAATCATCAATTGGGTCAGGTGATACATTAGAAGTTGTATCACTATCAAAAGCTTCGTTTATTGAAAATAATTCCGGTGAAAAAGATTTAATTACGACAAATGCAGATCAGGTTATTGATCGCTTTCTTAAAAATACATATAGAACAGTTAAGTATACGGTACAAGCTGTTACTGGGAGCGATGTTCATGCAACCGAAGTGTTATTAACTCATAACGACACAGATGTATTTTTAACAGAGTATGGAACAATTTTTAGTGACAATTCATTGATTGCGATAAGTGCTAATATCAATACAGATTATATTGATTTAGTTGTTACTCCAACCAATCAAAACACGAATGTTAAATTTATTAAGAATGTAATTGCTGCCTAGGAATAAAAAATGCCTCTTACACGAATAAAGACAGATCAAATTACCGATGGCTCTATAAATACTGCTAAGTTAGCAAATTTAAGTGTAACGACTCCAAAAATAGCCGATGATGCAGTGACTGTAGAAAAAATACTTACTGACGATGACTACGGTCTGATAACTGGTTCAACCGATGCAACCGACGATTATGGAACAATAGAACTATGACTACTAAGGCAATTCAAAGACGCAGAGGTACTACTGCGCAGCATTCGACTTTTACTGGGTTGAATGGAGAGCTCACTGTCGACACAGATAAGAACACAATTGTTGTACATGACGGTTCAACGGCTGGTGGGTTTCCACTTGCTACAGAAGATTCACCTTCTATCACAGGCGACCTCAGCATCGCCGACAAGATTGTACACACAGGCGACACCAACACGGCCATTCGTTTCCCTGCTACTGATACGGTAGCTATTGAGACTGGTGGCGCTGAGAGGATGAGGGTTAATAACTCTGGGGTTGACATTAACGGTGGCACGATTGACGATACGGCCATTGGTGGGACGACTCCCAGTACAGGGGTGTTTACGACTGTGACTGCGGATAATATCATCGCCCCCAACGTAG